GGCCTCTACGGTCATTACTTCCTACATTCTCCGCCCGCTTCACCCGAAGGCCTGCCTTCATGACCTGGACTAGACCAACATCCGTCGACATTGTCATCTTCCCAGAGCCCTAGCGGTGTAGGTAACCCCTAATCTCTAACTTAACTCTAGTATAGCATCGGTTAAACCATCTGTCAACCGATGCTATCAATAACCCTACCGCTTACGCGGTTTCTAACTCCTCAACCACTGACAGCATGTTGGCCGGCACTTTCCAAAGTCCCAAGCCTGTGTTCACTGTCACATACTTGATGGCGATCTTGGTAACGAAGCCACGCATCTGACGTCCTGTCTTAGAGCTGGTGAACTGGACATTGTCGCCCACCACGATGCTTCGTTTGATTCGCTGAGCCAGGCGGCTACGGTTCCACTGTATTGAATCGATCATGCTACGGAGTTCTACGTCCGTCCAGACCTGGGTCATGATCGCTGAGTTAACTTCGCTAATTGATAACATATCTGCTCCTTTAGTGTTTAAGTGTATAGTATAGCATCAAAGGTAAAACCTGTCAACCAAAGGCGTTATATAACCCTACAAGCCCTAGGGCTAATGCCACAACGTTAACAGCCATCTGTGGCTTATTCGCCACACGTACGGTCCAAGCTAAGAATGCGCATGTTCCCAAGAAGAATGCCACGATGTTCCATGGATAGGCACCGGGCCCTACGGCGTTGAATACGTGCCCTGCTATGATGAAGACAGCTCCTACCCATTGTAGTACTTCATTCAGCTTCATGCTACTGCCTTCAAACGAATCACGAACCCACTGTAGTCCTTCTTAGCACGACCCTTAGCCTTCAAACCAATCAAGCCAACCTTGGGATCCAAGAAGCGCAAATCAGTTTCATCGGCACTATGCATGCCCGCTGGGATCTCATCGTATACTACCGCAACATTCATACCTTGCGCAAGAGCCATGCCCACATCAGCATCGTTAGACTCAGCACGGCTGAACGTTAAGTGATAGTTGGGATACATCTTAGTCTTACGACCCAATACCTTAGTGTAGTCATAGAACTGTACTGTAGGGAACAATTGGAACAAGTTCATGTCCGTAGTGCCCACCGTGTACTTCTCCCAGCTCAAGTCTGATGTACCGTTCAAACGGATCACGGGCGTCAAGCCTGCCTTAGCCGCGAACTTGATGGCTTTATTAATGTCGTGATACAGATCCTTCATGAAGCTGTCACGATCTTCAAAGAAATAGTTGGTCTTGCGAATGCGAGCCTTTTGGATCATGTTGGTGTTCTCGCCCTTCTTGAACATGCCGCCGCGTCCTGCTGTATTAAGGCATGCGCTCGTGCAACCAGCTGTCCGCTTGGGGCATACTTCACGCCCGCTCAAGTCTGCTGGAGCAAGATGCAAGATGAACGACAAATAGCCCATCTTTGTACCCTTTTGGATCTTGGGGTTAGCTGTGGAAAGTAATTTAAACATAGTCTGCTCCTTTAGTGTTTAAGTGTCTAGTATAACACGGTTTTACCAGTCTGTCAACCCCTGACAAACTCTACCAGTTCGATCTGTTGTACAAAAGCCACAAACTCATCATACTTGACTAGACTGTAGGGACTGTGATTGTAGAACTCCCTGGGCATCTTGATCTCCCGGCCCGCCTTATGGCACTCGTGGAACATCTTGATATTGTCCTCTTCTACATCGTCCCAAGTATGGTATTCAAACCCTTTGTAGGTATAGTGCTTCATTCAATCTCCTCTAACGTCTGTGTTCAACACGGGCTTGACTGCCCTACGAATTGCAACCTCTGTCTTATGCGCTTCTGCTTTACCTCTGATCACAGCATGAATCAAGATCTCGATCTCGTCTTTGCTGTTGAGTTGACGAAGCTCTGCGCACAAGAGCCAGTCTTTGTTTTCCTTCTTAGCACGATAGAAATGCTTTGCGGCACGAGCCTTCACGCTCTTCTGTATAGTAGACTCTGTCTTTGCTGTCACCCCAATGTAGTTCTTACCATTTACGATGAGCTCGTATATGATGTGATTACGATCGGTGCGCTTTTTACGAGTGGGCTTTTCTAAGTTCATGTGTATAGTATAACACCGGTTTTACCATTTGTCAACCACTCGTTTAATGCCCGACTAAACCGTAGGGTCTTTGGATCCGTTGTATTTTCGCCACACCTGCCGTGGCTTTTTTGCCACACCGCCGGCACTCCAGGTGTTGTTTTTTCGCCACAGATTTGGAATACCCTGGTTGACACAAGGGTCAATTTGAACTATAATCGTCTATAATTGGTTTGGATGGCCGTGACAGGCCGGGTAGGTAAACATGCTCCGCTAAGGTCCGGACATGTTCCCCTCGTAGATTGCGCCCGTACTTTGGGGCCCTAGTTCTGCTGATACAGACGCTACGTTAACCTAGTCGCCCGAGACAACACTGATTAAGGTGTCCAGCTCATCCTTGCTGTATCGCTACAGTAAGCTTCAACGCTGTGTCTATGACATGTCCTTAGCTACAGCACCGGTTCGCTATATCAGTAACTACACCGCGCGGCCGTAATTCACTTTCGGTTCAGGGTTTAATGGTGGGCCCCCCGTGAGTCGAACACGGCACCAATGGATTATGAGTCCACTGCTCTAACCAACATGAGCTAGGGGCCCTTAATACATTATAGCAGATTTACTGCTTGAGTCCTAGCCCTGCTAGAAGATTCTGTGCTGTATTGGGCTTCTTAGTTTTATCTAGAAAGCTGGTAGGTCCTTTGACTGCACTAGAGCCATATGGAGTATAGGTCTGCCCTGCACCGCCCCCAGGGTTCGGCAACGGGGTTTTCTGCACTTGTGGCCTAGGTTCGGCAACGGGGTTTTTGTCCACTATGCTCTGTACCTGCATGCCCGGGGGATCATCTACTTCTACGAATGTCCATGGGCCAAGTAAGACTGGATTACCATCTACACGCCGGTTCCACTTGCGCATATAGTATAGGTCTGGACCTGACCATAGCTTGAGCTGATCGATTAGGTTAGCAAACACACTATCGATTAGGATAGCAGTCTCGGCTCCTTCAATGACCTTGAGCCAATCGAATACAGAGTAGCCAGCCAGTTCACGAAGCTCGATACACTGAACTCCCTCTTCGATAACAGAGAGATCAATAGGATACTCTAGATCACTTGCAGTACCTTGATAGACCATATAGCGATCCTGTGCAACAACCTGCTCATATAGTGCTGATTCGGCAACGGGGTTTCTGCGTATACAGTCAGCTAGATCCCACTTCATGCTAAATGGTAACTCAGCCATAGCATACTTGTACTGATCGAACTTGAACTGTGCAAAGTGACTGGGAACAGTCCTCTCTGGATGACTACTCAAATACTGATATAGATAGATGACGTCATCTGGTTCAACCCCTAGAGCCTCAAGCTGTCTAACGGGGTTTTCATAAAAGAAGTGTCCAGCTGGATCAACGGGCACACTAATCCACGATACATAGGGAGCTACCTCACGCATTTGATCATAGAAGGGATCACATACGGGCCAGTAGACTTCCCAACCTTGATCATACCAGTACTTGGCAATGGGTAGAGCTATAATGAGATCACCAAGACCTCTACTCTGAATAATACCTTTTTTCATATTTTGCATCAACAATTCTCCGGGTTCTGCTGACAATACTTACCACCCCATCCATCAGGAGCACGTATATATTGACGTGGACCATCACGCTCTAGACAGTAGTCATATGAGCGACACTGACGGCCCGTAGCAAGACATCCCTGTAGTGATAGAGTTAGCAGAGCAAGAAGAACAAGTATATAAGATCGTTTTGTCATAAGCATAGTATACTGGAATTACCGTGAAAAGTCAATCAGAATTGGTAGAAAACGGTCCAGAATCAGGCGGAAACAGGGGCATAATTGTGGTAAAACAGTAGAATATAGCATAAAAAATTTTGAGAGGTGGTGGGGGTGACAGGCTATGCGAGATTACTTTCCAGAACTTTCCCCATATTTTCCCAACCTGCTAGACATTTGTCTCATGCCTTGCTATAATAGTCCTATACAGCGGTTTACAGTGAGCAGTCAAATCCAGAGGATTGACGCTTATACACTTGTAAATATGCGTATGACAATATATGATAAAATTAGAGGACGAAGCCCAAATCCTCCCCGTCGTCCGGCGTCAGCTGACCTTACTATGGACACTATGGCAATGGAAGGCACAGGATGGACAGATCCCGCTAGGCGCTGGCCCAACGGTAGTCATCCCAAGACAGCTGACTACGCTCGTATAGGAGTTCCATTAAAGAGCTACAAAGACTGGGATCCAGGACCACGTCGTCACTTGTTACCTACGGCTCCAGCATGTCCTGTATGTGCTTCAGAGTGTACCAGCTGGGGATATGAGCACAGTGGCAAGTGGTGGTGTCACTTCTGTGCCGCTAAGATTGATGCTGTATACGGACCTTTGGCCATGTTACCCGAGGACACTGGTGAATACTTGACTGCTCCACTTAGCGATAAACTGGGTAAATTAGTCTGTCAAAAGTGTCATGCCAGCATGCTTCCCAGATCAGACAATCAAGGCTACGACTGCCCAACGTGTCAAGCACACTATCGCAATCCAGCACCCATTAGACCAGGACCCATTATATGAGCTTTATACCCACTGTGCCCAATAGAGGCCTTAAACTACGTCCACAAGGACAACGCTATTACTTCTCAACTACCCGTCACTTCTTTAGAGAAGAAGACATACCACGTTTGCGAGCACTGGTACCTGAATTGATGGATGCCACTGTAGCACAAGCCAATGACTCTGGTACAGCCGCAACGCAGATAGCTAACTCAGATATACGTGCTTCACGTGTGGGCTTTATTGAACCCGGTACCAATGCAGATTGGCTCTACAAGCTGATTTCAGCGGGTATTGCACATCACAATCAAACCTACTATGACTATGCTATAGAAGGCATTGAAACCATACAATTCTCAGAATATCCTACGGGAGCGGGCTACTACAAGCCACACCTTGATTGGGGCGCAGGCACTATATTTGGCCGCAATGATATCTGCCGCAAGCTATCCTTTACTATACAGCTATCAAAGCCTGACTCTTATGAGGGTGGTGATCTAGTCCTACATAGCGGTCGACCTTTGGACTCTGAACAACGTGAGCAGATGCGCGAGTTTGGATGCCTAACTGTATTTCCGTCGTGGCTCTTACACGAAGTAACTCCTGTGACCTATGGTACACGTAGGTCGTTAGTTGGATGGGTAGTGGGTCCTGACTGGCTATGAATCGTAGTCAGTTTGCAGTTACCCGTGGAGCTTTTACCCCCGAAGAAATTGACCTCGTATGCTCTACGGGCGATGCGAATCTTGTAGATGGATCTAGTGACTACACGGGCGTGAGCCGTAGTTCACAAGTCTGCATGATGTCGCCTTCCGCCCAGGAAGGCTGGTTGTTTACCAAACTGTGGGCCATACTGGAAGAGCATAATAAGAAATTTTATGCTTTTGATCTAGACTATATACAGCCCCTGCAATACTCTGTATACGATAGCTCGCAGAATGGGCATTATGAGTGGCATCAAGATTGGGGATCGGCTGTATTTGACCCTAGTCGTCCTGAACTGTGCCGCAAGCTGAGTTTTACTCTACAGCTTAGTAGTCCTGAGGATTACGAGGGTGGACGCCTAGAAATTAACTATGGGCAGGACTATGCACGGGAGAGTGGCTTTTATCTAGAGCAGGGCTCGCTAATAAGTTTTCCTAGCTATATGCTACATAGGATTACTCCTGTCTCTAAGGGTGTGCGCCGGAGCCTTGTGGGATGGTGTGTTGGCCCCGATTATCGTTAAAAAATGATCTACCCCAAAATTTTTGCGCTCTGCGCTACCGCTTCGCGGCTTCATTTGCTGGTATAACGACAATGGATTTACCAATTCACACAAACATAGAACTCATAGCCAAGAGCATGTTTCCTTGGATAGCAGGGGGCTCTGTGTTAGAGTTGGGCCCTAACAATGGCAGTTTCTTCACTGAGCTCTTAGCATCACAGAGTTCGCACTATACGGGTGTGGAATTGGATGCAGAAGCCTGTGTGGCCTTTAGAACACGTTGGCCCAATCTACGCTTGTTAGAGTGTGATTGGCTCTATGCTATCCGTAGCCCCGAACGCTATGACTGTGTGGTCCTATTTGGGGCACTGACCCATACCAGTAGTCCTTTGGGACTGTTGGAAGATATTGTGATGTATCTCAAGCCCAATCGTATCTTGTTGGAATCTGAACCCGGGTCAACTGTTCGTTGTGTACAGGAAGAACTCAATAGTCCCGGACAGGCTCAGAGCCAGCGTCCACATTCTGGGTTAAGCATACAGCTGGGGGTGGAAGTATATCGCTATGCCATGCATAATTTGGGCTACAAAGAAGTAGCCCATTACCCAGGGCCACCAGTGGGCTTTAAATCAGACTGTTGCTACTCTGTATTTGAACGGACTTATTAACGATAGCCGTTATAGTCGCCGCTACGCTTGCCCTTTTCCCCGTGACAGTTTTGGCATAGTTCCTGTAGATTACTGGGCCTATCATCAGTATGATCACCATTCTTGTGATCTACTTCTGTTTTAACTTTAAGGCCTGCGGACTGCGCCAGTTTCCAATTGATCACACACGGGAATCCAAGATGCCCGTCGGTATTGCTACAAATGTGTTTCTTATAGCGTGTGATGCCTTCTTTAAGTGGGTAGTTATCAGGATCATAACTGTTCTTATGGCAAGGTGAACAATGTATGCGATAACGTACACCGTATTCTCCTACTCGTCCTGCGCTAGGCGTTGCAAAAGTACCGCACCCGGGATTGATACATTTAGGTCGCTTCATAATATACACCCTTTCAAAGTGTTAGTTCATTAGATATAGTATATGGTCATTTACCATATAGGTCAACTCTATGGCTGTTGTATTTTAGCGACAGCTTGTGCGGGGGTTAGGCTATAGAGCCGTTGAAAACGCTCATAGTACTCTGTTTCAGTTAGGGCATTGAATTCCCATGTGATAAGGTCTCTATTGGCCTTGCTGAGGTTTTCATCTAGGCGTGCCAGCTTGCTCTCTAAGGGTGTAGTGCGTGTCATCCAACCCGTACCTTGGCTTGCACCAAATGCACGTAATTGGGTATACTTTCGGCCCCTGTATTTGATTTCGGCTACCAGCTCTTGCTTGCTGAGTACAAACAGCTCATAGCTTTCTGGGCTCCATGCTTTGAAGAACACATAGTAGGGCACGTTCTCGTAGAAGCGGAACTGCTTGCCCCCAATGCTACCCCCATCACGTAGAATAACCTTGAGCTCGGCATTGGTCTTGCCCAGGGTCTTGGTAGGGCCTACCCAAATATCGCCGTAGTCGTGGCCACGCAGATCTTCTGGAATGTCTTGGCTTTGCAGTTTAGCACCCTTGAGTAGATGGGCTACCCAACCCTCAATGTACTTCTCTGCTTGCTTGCCTGATAGGGTATTGTAGATAACCCACATGTCAGGGTAGGCCAGCTCATAGTATTCTGAGCTAGACCCTATGCGTTTGCGTACTGCCTGTAGTTGTGTTAATACTGCCCTAGCTTCTGCTAGGAGTTCGTGTTGTTTAGAATGGTCCGTTGTTTCCACGTTCGCCTAATACCCATGGGTTACGCCACAGCTCTAGGCCAGGAAGGCTTTGAACTAGATAGCGTTGGTTGATAGCTTGCGCTATGGCCGCACCCCAACCCGGAGTGCAGATGACTTGTTGAGCACCTGAGATCCACTGTGCTAATTCGGCTACATGCTTGTAGCCCTGACGTGTCATTTTGATGCCTGTTACGGCTACCCATTCTTTGTATTCTGCTTCTGAGCCCAAGTAGGTGCTCATGTTGCTTAGACCCTGCTGAGCCCATGCTTGGTATGTATCACGTGCTTCCCAACCTGTACCTGTAACAACGATACCCTTGCCCGTTGGTCGTCCTACGTTAGCAGGAATATCTAACCAGCTCTTCATCTTGATCTGATTCCATTGTGTCCAATGTACGTTACAGACCTTGCCAAAGCGATCCATTGGGTGACGGTTAAAGCGATTGTCCATATCGATAGTATAGTCAATCTTGTCCATGTCCCAATCAACAATCTCACCAGTCCATGGCTCAATGCTACGGATATAACCGCAGTTCTGGGCCAGGCTCTGGATAATTTCCAAATCTTCTGCATTTAGGCGCCCTGCCATTTCTGGGGGTGCTGGGTGACCAAGGTAATACTGATGCTTGGCCGACAAGAGACCCATACCAATCCGAACATGGCCACCGCCTAGGGCTTTAACATAAGCGAGGGCCTGGATTACTTCCAGGGGGGTGCCTGAGATTTTGAATGTCTGCTCGGACGGTATGGATTCTGTGTTGAAATTTGGGTTTGTTGTGTGATCGATTGTTTGCATGATTTTATTTAAGTATCACTATTACTGTCTATTATACATTCTGATCCGTAAATAGTCAAGTATGAGTTTACCAAAAATATATTCTAAAACGGGTAGAACCCCGCAGACCCGGTTTAATTTTGACAGCGTTAACAAACTGTTAGATTGGACACCAGAGCCAAATATCATCTATCACTATCAGATATATGATCTGTTGAATCACAAAATCAAAATGCGTAACTGTTTGGAGAGTCCACATTGGGACCACTTCAAATCTGATCCAACTACCTTGTTCCTGTATGAGAACTCAAATGAAACGTTTGATCAAGAATTTTGTAGAGATTTAGCTATTCAAATACAGTTGAGAAATCTACCACAAGACCGTATTATTGTTGTTGTGTGCGATCAAGAACACAAGGACTTTCTGGAGTCATACCTAGACCCTTTGGGAATTAAGATCAACATTGGTATAAGTTGGCAAAGTATATTCAATACCAAGATTCCAGAACAAACTGTTGATCCCATGTACAAGTTCAGTTGCCTTAGCCGTAACTATAAACCTTGGCGCCTGCGACTTTTTGCAGATTTATTATTGCAGGGAGTCTTAGACGAATTCGTCTATACGTTCCATAATATTGAGCCCTATGGGCTGGTTAAAGTTATACCAATGGAAATACTAAAACAAGATCTCAGCAAAATGCGCTATGACGTTGTAAATGACCCATTGTCAACTTGGTTAGAAAATGTGCCCTATTCTCTAGATACACTGAATGATGTAAGCAACAAGTTCCATGATTCGACATTTACTGCAATACAACGAGCAGATGTTAATCTAGCAATAGAAACACATTTTGATTTCTTGGATAACAAACACACGTTGCCTAGATTTTTAACTGAAAAGACTTTTAAATCTATTGCCTGTGAAAGACCGTTTATTTTATATGGTCCCCCAAATTGTCTTAAGGCAGTAACTGATTTGGGATTTAAAACGTTCCATCCTTACATAGATGAAAGCTATGACACTATTTTGAACAGCGAACAGAGACATCGAGCTATTCTCAATGAACTTGAAAGATTAACCAAATTAGATCGAGTTGAATATGCCATGACCATGGCCATGTGCAGAGCGATAGCGCAATACAATAAAGAACATCTAAAATCGCTCAAAGAAAAGATTCCAACTTATCATGAACAGACTCTACAATTACTTCAACAATCTGCATCTCAAGTACAATCCCAAAGAGTATAAGATAGATTACCTGCAGAAGGAACCTGTGCCCTATTTGGTCATAGATGATTTCTTGCCTCACGATGTATTTGCAGAAGCACAACAGGAAATTGCTACAATACCCAAAGAACAATGGACCAACTTCACACGTAAAGGTAGCCTAATGCAGGAGTGCAAGAATCTAGCGGGTGCATCGGTGTTGCAGACATTGACACATTGTTTTAACAGCGGAGTATTTTTAGATTGGTTAGAAACCCTCACAGGCAAAGACAGAATTATAAGCGATCCTAAATTAGTAGGTGCAGGATTATCGACTTGTAAGAAAGGACATTTTTTAAACCTACACACAGATTTTAATTGGAATGAGCAACTGCACTTGAATAGATCATGTAGTGCTATTCTTTATCTTAATCCTGTTTGGAAAGAAGAGTGGAATGGAGCTCTTGAGTTCTGGGACTTTGAGAGAACACATTGTATAGTTAAAACTTATCCTATGCCCAATAGATTGATCATATGGGACTACGATGAAAGACTGATACATGGATACCCTACTCCTATAGATTGCCCAGAGGATCTACAGCGAGAAAACATACGTCTATTTTATTATGCCAGTAACTCGACACCTATAAGTACTCCACATAGAAGTTTATATTGGTGGGATGATAAAACCAAGACCGCATTTGACAATCGCAACGAAAGATAATATAATATACAGATAAGGAACTATTATGCTAAAACCCAACAAAACATTCAAGATGTCTAAACAGACCAAACGATTCATGTGTACGTTTACTGATCCAGTGGCACGTAACTCATTTAAGAGAGACATGATCCAAGCAGAGCTGGCCGCGGCAATCGTTCCAAAACGTGAACCACGTAAGCCACAGCAAGGCGGTGGAAATTACAAAACCAACGATACGAACACAGCAAGCACTTCTGAAGAGTAATATACCTAGTTTATAGGGCAAAATGAGTCTTTTTTGCCCTATTTTAGTTCAGATATTACAAAAAGATGTAACTAAACTTACCCGTAAAGGATTTCACACACATAGACAGTAGAAGTATACAAAAATAGGAGGACACGATTATGTCAATAACACGATTTTTAGTGTTAGTAGCAGTATACGCCCTGACCGTAATGGCACCCGGTCATGCAGAAACAGTGGTAGAGCAGAACTTTTTCCAAAAAGGCGAAGCATACCAAGTAGCAAGTAATTCTTATCAGTCAGCAGGTCCACAGGACTTTTATAATATGACAAGTGATAAGTTGCAGGGAATCGCAAAGGCGATGTTAAGCCCTGTAATCAATATAAAGGAATTCGATTGCCTAGCAAGGAACATATTCTTTGAAGCAGGCAATGAACCCGAAGAAGGTAAAGTAGCTGTTGGTCTTGTAACGATTAATCGTACAACCGATGGCAGATTCAGGAATACCATTTGTGGTGTTGTTGATCAGAAACTGACTAAGGACATTCCTAAACATCAAATAATCGAAAAGCGGGAATACTTCCGTACGATTAAAGAAACACAAACAGTATGGTCTAAGATCAGCATCTGTCAGTTTAGCTGGCGTTGCATGTTTGTTAAGAACCCCAAGAGTGACGATGAACGATGGGTAGAAAGCCAGCGTGTTGCTTTGGTGTTGTTAAGTGATTCTGGGAATTATGAGGACCTCAGATCAAAGTACGCAGATGCTTTATACTTTCACGCAACAGGCATTCGTCCTGCATGGGTGCATGGTAAAGAAACTGTGAATAGGATTGGTGGGCATATCTTTTATAAAGAGCGCAATACCAATAAATACTGATATGAGAGCCATTGAATTCATATCAGAAATCGCAAACCCAACCCGTAGCCAATGCAAAGGTGGACACAGTATGAGCCGTGTCCGTTATAACCAATGCGTTAGCCTAGGGTATACTGCCCATGACAGCGACCACACAGATGGTAGCGGCCAACAGGGCAAGAAAGGTTCCGGAAAACCTCTAAGAGGTAAAGCCGGAGCCAAGGGACAAAGCGAGCGTCACGGCGGCATAGTCAAAGACTATAGCGGCAAATAAGGAGACCACAATGGTTTTACATAATACCTTCCTCGCGGAAGCAGTTCGGGTACCTAAAACATTAGGTGAAGCAGTACATACGCTAATGATCCATTTGATCAATTCAATACCAAAACCACAAGATCGTTAACCCGCACGAACCCTCAGATAATTACTACTATGAAAATAGTGTTAGTTACTGGGGGTTTCGACCCTATCCACTCTGGGCATATTGCATACTTCAACTCTGCACGTGAGTTAGGAGATAAGCTAATCGTTGGGCTCAATAGCGATAGTTGGTTGGCACGTAAGAAAGGCAGATCCTTTATGCCTATTACTGAGCGTACAACAATATTACAAAATCTTCGAATGGTAGATGGTGTTATATTGTTCAATGATGACGACGGATCATCAGTTGAAGCAATTAAAAACGTAAAGCAACTATATCCTAACGATACTATTATTTTTGCCAATGGCGGCGATCGTACAGCAAATAACATTCCGGAAATGTTAGTCTCTGATGTTGTGTTTAAGTTTGGTGTAGGTGGAGACACTAAAGCAAATAGTTCTAGTTGGATATTAGATGATTGGAAAGCTCCTAAGACAGAACGTCCGTGGGGTTACTATCGTGTACTACATGAAGTAGCTGGGACAAAGGTAAAAGAACTTACCATTGAACCCGGAAAAGCATTATCGATGCAAAGGCACAAACATCGTGCAGAGTATTGGCATGTAGCGGAAGGCCGTTGTATGATAGAATCTATGAGCAATGCAAGATATCATTATCCAACACGAGAATTAATTGAACATCATTCGTATCATATTCCAAAAAAGGAATGGCACAGACTTAGCAATCCTTATGATGTGCCTTGCCGCATTGTAGAAATACAATATGGCACAGAATGTAGTGAGGCCGACATTGAGCGAGATTAGTCGCATCCATAAAGTAATCCCAATAGTCAACGAAATAAGTTCTACTTTTTGTTTGGCTAAATGGCATCACACTACAATATATCTGCAGTCTGGACAAACGCATAGTTGCTATCATCCTAGACCGCATGCTATTCCTTTAGACTTAGCAGATCCTAGCACATTACATAACACTCCACAAAAGACACTAGAGCGACAACAGATGCTAGACGGCAAAAAGCCTAGTGGCTGTCAGTACTGTTGGAACATAGAAGCATTACCAGGCGAACATATTAGTGATAGGCATGAACGCAATGCCAGCATTTACACAGAAGAACGCCTTGAAGCTATCAAGACCAATCCTCTAGCTCCTGTAAATCCAGAGTACATTGAGATCAGCTTTGGCAACGAATGTAACTTCAAGTGCGGATATTGCCATCCTAAACATAGTTCCGCATACTACAAAGAAATCAAAGACTTTGGTCCTTACACTATGGTTAAGAATCATCGTAACGATATTGATTACTTTACTGTCTACGAAGAAGAAACAAATCCATATGTTGAAGCATGGTGGCGCTGGTGGCCAGAAGTTAGTAAGACTCTAAACATCTTACGCATTACCGGCGGCGAGCCATTGCTACAACAAAGCACATGGAAACTGTTAGACGATTTATCAGTTAATCCAAAGCCACACCTAGAGATCAATATCAACAGCAATCTTGGAGTCAAGCCTGTGCTAATGGAACGATTGGTTACTAAAGTTAATGCACTACTCGATGAAGGTAAGATCAAACACTTTAAATTGTTTACCAGCATTGATACGTGGGGAACTCCTGCTGAATATATACGTACAGGATTAGACTTAACAGTATGGGAAAAAAATCTAGACACATACCTAACCAAGACAAAACAGCCAATTACATTCATGTGTACATTTAATATTTTAACTGTTACAAACTTCAGTTCATTGTTAGTTAAGATCTTACAATGGCGTAAGAAATATAATGGTTGGTTTAGTCGTAAACAACGCATACGATTTGATACACCTTATCTAAAAGAACCATTGCAATATGATATGAATCTATTGCCCAAAGAAGACTTTATTAGATATATGGAAATATCTTTAGAGTTTATGCATAGAAATAAATTTTCGGAATTAGAACGTGAAAAGTTTAGTCGTGTTGTTGAGTATATGAGAACTACTAATTATGATGAAACAAAACTTATTGAAGGTCGTAGAGATTTCTACAATTGGTTTACAGAATACGATCGCCGCCGTGGCACGGACTTTCTTAAAACCTTTCCAGAACTTGAAAAATTCTACCACGACTGCAAATCCTTATCTAATTAATTTTGTATTTGAATTAAACAGGCATGATAGTAGGGAGAACCTAATAGCCTGTAAAGATATCAATGCATCTGGAATGAGTAGAGTGCATCCTAGTGTACTATCAGCAGTTACTATTGATTTTGATTATCTCAAAGGAACCAGCAGTCTTAAAAGAGATATAAAGAAAGCTAACTTTGATTTTGGTGGACATCCTAAACCATATGTAATTGCTGTAGGAGTACGTCACCATCCTAATGATTGGGCTAGAGATCTTTTTTGTTATATCAATCCAGAATATCTTTCCGACCTACAATCAGGACAAGCAATTATAATGTTTGATCAAAGCCTAGAAGGATATCATACATCGTGGTTGTGGAATTGGTTCCACGACAGTTGTAGGCAATATAATATTCCACCGCAGGCAGTTGTATATGTAACAGGAGATTGGTTTGCTCACGAGCATTATGCTCGATGGTGCGCAAGTAATCAAATAGTTGATAGAATTAAACCTATTCCTTATGCACATTTTGAAAGATACGTTCAATTCATTGCTGAGAAACAAAACTTAATATCTGATTGGGATTACAATATTGCGTATAAAGAAACACACAATATTAAAACTTTTAATTGCCTACAAAAAAGATTAAGGGCACATCGAATATGGTTTTATTTGAAATTATTTCAGGCAGGATTACTAAACAAAGGCTTAGTGAGTATGAACGACTATCAAAATGTCCATACCTACTTAGAACATAGAATACCAGACGAGCAACTTCTTCAGGAAGCAAGAACCGTGCTACCTTTAGAAATCTACGGAGAATCAAATGTCCAATTTGATGATCGCTACTACATAGATCGTATTAGAGATAGTGTGTGCTTAGACTCTTGGGTAAGTGTTATCAGCGAACCTATATTTGCAGACAATGAAACAGCAGTATTCATTAGTGAAAAAACATTTAAACCGATAGCATGTATGCATCCTTTTATCCTACTAGGTGGTAAAGGTAGTCTTAGAGCTGTAAGAGAAATGGGATATAAAACTTTCAGTGAGTTCTTTGATGAAAGCTACGACGATCTTCCTACATTTGAAAGAATGGATGCTATTATAAAACTACTAAACGATATAGATGCTATCGAAGACAAACATACCTGGTTTAAATCTATGAAAGAAGTATTAGAACACAATTACAAAGTTTTTCATAGCAAGAAAAGTATAAGACCTCCTGCTTCACAAGAACTATCAGACTATTCCAGACTCTATTTTAATCATCTTGAATAAATCCTGTACTGCTAAATGAACAGTTGGATAATCTTCTGCTCGTACAATCTTCTTAGTCTTTCTAAATAGAGAATAGTTAACATAGTAGGTCTTTCCCTTATACTCTAACCCCCATTTATACTTTACATTGGCATTGATCCAATCAAATACAGGTTGATGCCAATGTATTTCATTTTCTCCAACTCCCCATACATGTAACGGATTATCTAGTGTAATCTGATCGAAGTTAGGCCCTAGATCATCAACATCTTTGTAATCGATCATTCCTAATATCTCTAGTTCTTCATAGCTAGGAACAGGCTCGTCTGTTATATAGTATGCATCTAACCATTCACTTGATCCTCTCAATGCCGTGCCTATGTATCTATTAGTTCCTGGTTGTAGCTGATACTGATCTACTGCTTTGATTTTCCATATAATAACAGGTCGTTTGGGATTGTGTATATAAAAATAAAACCATTTATCTAATATACGACGGCGTCCAAAGGCATCTGTAAAATATGTAAAGATGTCTCCGTTTAATCTAGGTTGTACTCTTGCTTTATACTTGGTCAGCATGATTTGTTAATATGCGTTCTTTGTGCCATTCATCAGCAAAGTCTCCTTTATCAGCAAACTCATGGAAACACGGTGTTCCTAATGTGTAGTGTACTAATTTTGCAAGTGGGTTCCATTCGTATTCAACGTCTAACCAATTCCATTCCTTTGGTAGCTCTCCAATCTGTTGATCATCTAACCAGGAAAATCTATGCAGAAAGTCTCCTGTTGATTGTTGTACAAACTCTGCGGTAATGTTTCTATTGCTGGCATGCCCGCAATTCCATAAGATGACGCTTGACCAATTTTTTCTGGGATAGTTATTATTTCTTGCTTTGAGATACTTGCTATTTGCTCTAGTTTCGTAATCATGTTTAACAACCATAACTGCTTTGCTTTCATCTCGCAACTCCCATAGTTTGTTAATGTCGTCGCGTAGTAACATATCTCCGTCTACAAAGATAGCCCAGCCTTTGTAGTCCATCAGAGTAGGTACTAGAAATCTTGTATAGGTAAAAGTATTACTACCGTCAATATGAGTTTCGGTATAACCATCTAATAGATTTAATGATAATGGTATAACTGATATAGGCTTAGATGCAGTTCGTATTATACTGTTAACACACGTATGGTATGCTATTGCTTCTTTAGGATCGTAGCCTATGAATATTGGTATCATGAAATATTTATATGCTACTATAATACGTTTAAATACATCATGAACATAGTTGAAGTAAAACAACCCTGGCCTGATGATTTCTTTAGGATTGATCTCTACATAGGTAACATCTGTAACTATAAATGTTGGTATTGTTTTCCGGGGTGTAACACTGGCACGTACAAATGGCCAGACTTTGACTTGTACGTTAAACATATTTCCTATATACTAGATTATTATAAAGAACATACTAATAAGAAAAAGTTTCAAATACACCTAATTGGAGGAGAAGTGACCCATTGGTCTAGGTTTGTTGATTTCATCAAGCATTTTAAACAGAATTATGACTGCCGGTTTTCTTTGACTACTAACGCATCTAAGAAACTTGATTGGTGGAAACAAGCAGGACCTTACTTAGACAGAATATCAATAAGCCATCATCAATCGTTTTCTAAGAAAGAACACAATAGAGATGTAGCTGATTATCTGTATTCAAAGAATGTGTTAGTAAATGTAGAAGTTATGATGGATCCCTCTCTGTGGGATGAATGTGTCAATGCCATAGAATACTACAAGAATAGTAAACATGCTTGGAGCATTAGATGTTCTGAAGTTATACATGACAAGGCATCCTACACTGATGAACAGAAAGAGCTACTAAAGACATTGACTATTCGTAGTTCTAATATACTGTATTATTTAAAAACAGCATCTATAAGGAGCATTAAAACTTCAGTAATAGATGAGGCAGGTAAGAAGCACAAGGTAAACGATCATCAAATAGTAACAGATAGGCTAAACAACTTTAAAGGATGGGAATGTAATTTAGGAGTTGATTGGCTAAATGTTAAATTTGACGGAGAAGTATCCGGTATATGCGGAAACAAACTATACAATGGTAAAGAGTATAATGTGTTTGATGAAGACTTTATGGAAAAGTTTCAACCAGAAATAACTACAACTATTTGCCAGCAACCAGCATGCTGGTGCAATTTTGAAACCAATATGAATAAAAAGAAATGCTAATAGATACTGAACACTTACATTACTGGATGTGTGCCATCCGTGAAAGCAATAATCCAATGCGTACTATGGATGCGTTCTGGAGCGGGCAACTTAAGAGTAAAGAATGGTTAATCAATGCCTTAGAATCGACTATTGTTAATCCTATCAGTGTAGATATACACGGTGGTTGGGTAGGAGTATTAGCCAGTATGCTGTTCCAGAGTCGTGTGCCTGTTACAACTATTCGTAGCGTTGATATTGACCCGTTATGTCAGCACGTGGCTACAATGATGAACAAGAAAGAAGAAATAGAAGGCCGTTTTGTAGCAGTTACTTCTGATATGTGTGCTATCCGTAGTGATGCAGATCTAGTTATTAATACCAGTTGCGAACATATTACACAAGATCAATATGACCTATGGTTGAGCGGAATGCCACACAATAGTTTGTTAGTGCTACAGAGCAATAACTACGCAATAGATGAACATGTTAGGCCTGCAGACAGTTTAGATCATTTTAAAAAACAATGCCATCTTAATAACATAATATGGGCAGGACATCTACATCTACCTTTATATACTCGTTGGATGATTATTGGACATGTATAATTTAAAAGATATCCGAGATATTCATTTAGAAGTAACAACTAAATGTCAAGCACGTTGTCCTATGTGCCCAAGACGTATTAACGGCGGCATGTTAAATCCACTAATGTCCTTAGTTGAAATTGACCTAGAGACTTTCAAGTTATGGTTCAGTGTAGATTTTATCAAACAGTTAAACAGTTTGTTCATGTGCGGTAACCTAGGCGATCCTATAATTGCTAAAGACTGTTTGGAAATACTACAGTACTTGAGAGAAGTAAATCCCACTATACATTTGAGCATGCATACCAACGGTAGTGCTAGAAGCGCACAATGGTGGGAACAAATTGCTTACACAGGTACTAGGGTTGTATTTGGAATAGACGGGCTTGCTGACACACATAGTTTACATAGAATAGATACGAATTACGACAAAATTATAGAAAATGCTCAAGCATTTATACAAGTAGGTGGCGAAGCTGAGTGGCACATGTTAGTATTCAAACATAATGAACACCAAATTGAAAACTGTCGTTCTTTATCGGAACAACTAGGATTTAGAAAGTTTCAAATAAAACATACAACTAGATTTACGGATGTTAAGTTTCCTGTATTAGATGATGAGGGCAAGACTATCTACAGCCTATACCCAAGTTCTAAAACAGAAACCATGTTGCCGCAGATACTACAATATTCTAGAGACTTGCCATCAGAGCAAATAGTTTCTAACTGTACAATAACATGTAAAGCTGTTAAGTATCAACAGATTTACGTTGCTGCCAGCGGAAACATAAGCCCGTGCTGTTGGATTGATTTTAAAGAAAAGTTACACAAACAACATACTAGAATTGACTTTATGGATAAGATAGGAGAGTTTCCTAACCTACACGAGCAAACATTACAAGATGTATTTGATTCGGGATACTTTAATAAAATTGAAGAAACATGGAACGGGAATCCCTTGTATGAATGTGCCAAGCAATGCGGTAAATTTGATAAATCTGGATCTCAATTCACATGACAGAATTGGCATACACTTGTTATAAACTTTGGCAATTGAATCAAACATCGGCAATAATTGAAAACGTCGACGTCAGTGGCCGGCGATATAACTCCAGTGATAAAGCAAATGTTCTTGTTATTGAACTGTTTAATTTGTTTTCTTTAGAACTATCTCCTATAATAATAAAAGATCAAGAATGGATTAAAAGTTTTGATCATGTAATAATAAACAATGTATACGAAGGCCCTATAAAGTTATTAGGTCAGTGCCCTATTGAATCTAAGAGTCAACAGCCCGTATATGAATTTCTAATGTCCTTTTATAATAGGTTTCGACCAAAAACTCTTTGCTATGTTGATAATGATATTGATACAGATAGAAGTTTTTTAAAATGGTGTCGAACCATGCGAGTAAAAAAACCGCCGTTCAAAGCAAAATACTTTCCAAATCTACATTTTTCTCAGTTGTTATTAGGGTCGATTGCAAAGGGATATAATGCGCAAGATACTAAGGAGTTTTTTACGAATGAATGGCCTAATTTAATTCCTACTCAATACAAAAAACTATATTGGAGTTTTAACAGACATAAAAGGTGGGGCCGCATCTTTATCTTTTATATGTTGTATAAAGAAAAGTTATTAGATAAAGGGATAGTGTCTATGCATCTATCACATTTCAATAGTCGATGTATTAGTTTAGGAAAACAACTTGGAATAGAGATAACTCGTGAAGAATTGATAGAACTCAATAAACTGTTACCTTTATCAGTTGATACTATCAGTATGGATTCTGAAACTTTACCGTCTATGAAAAATGATGAAGCATTAGATGCTCCTATAAATGTATGTACAGAAACTCATTTTTTTGAGAACAACTTATTTTTTACTGAAAAAACTCTAAAACCAATATTGTTCAGGCAAGTTATATTACCTGTAGCAAGTTTTGATCTTTATCACACATTGACAGATTTATATGATTTTAAATTCTCCCAGATAACTTACCAAATTGATAAAATAAAAGACCCTGCCAAAAGATTAACAGCAACAATTAATGCCTTACAACATTTTGACAATAATCCTAATGATCTGGAAAAAGAGTTGTTAGAAGTTAAATCTAATTGGGATCACAATATGAAGATACTGATAAATCATCTTAGTGAAACTCAACATACAATTACAATGAGAATAATAAATGAAAACTGCTAACCGCATAACTGTAGAAATCTTAGAATCTTTTAGTTTAATAAATGATTTAGACTTTCCTGGGGATCCAATGTACGATTTGGCCGATAGACTACATCAATTTGATGGACACACCGCACAATCTTGGCAACAGACTGAGCAATATAAACAGTGGTTAGCTGACCCTGATAAAATGCTTGAAACTTTTAGAAATTGCAGTTCTTTTATGATTCAACTGATTGAAAACTCAAAGACTTAATCTTAGTCAACGGAATATCTGCCGCACAGGTGCAGAAGTCTCGATCGCAAGTTACAGATTCATTAGGTACAATAAAGTTGCCTTCGTATATATTACCTAGACTGCCGCCTACCCTACAAGTTGCACGATGCACATCTCCGTCCCAGTTGATCATTAGACTTTCTATGCCTGCATTACAGGTCCACCCTTTGAATTTGTTTAGATGTTCTTTTATAACATCGTTGGCATGTTTTGGTATTTGTGTATACTTGTCGTCTAACCAAATTATTACATTGGTCTTAACTGTTGCTTCTCGCTCCATAAGCCACTTAAAATCATCTGGGTGATATCGCATGTCATCAAAAATATTATGATCACCTTCCGTCCAGCGTATTCTACGAACAGTAAAAGGAAACTCCATAATCTTTAAGTATTCTGCTACATCTTTAACGTTTGCCATATGATCGTGATGGGCCATTAGTTGTACAACAATAGATGTTTTAGCAAAGTTCTTAAGGCTTGTTATAGTATGTATAACTCGCTGATAGTCATATTCAAAGTGTACACTAAACACAAATTGATCTACTCGCAATCGATCATACCATTCGGGCTTGCGTGTACCGTTGGTAGTCACGCTGATCCAATGTATACCAACATGTTTAGCATAGTTAACAAGTTCTTCAAATTTAGGATGTACAGTAGGTTCGCCCCCAGTAAAACTGAGTCTAATAGGCTTTCCTAGCGCAACTAATTGGTCTATAACTTTTTTGAGCGTTTCTATATCAATATGGTCGCTAGAGTTATCGTGTATACTTGTTGGACAATATGTACAGTCGTAGTTACAGCGTTTTCCAAGGTTCCATTCTACTTTGATAGAACTCTCATGTCCCCAACGGCCTGTAACTTTAAGCATACGGTTTAAACTCTGGGGTGACATCAAGAAAACTTTGATTACGGGTCACATCTAATCTACGATTAAATTCAATACAATCTTTCCATTTGCTATGCTGATCTTTTGCGTTCAAGTAATTAATTACACCGTCTATTTGTTTTAATGTTATGCCTAATAGGATAGGGTTTTCTTTGACATATTTGTAGTCAGGTACTTTTAATTTTACTGCCTGTAACCTTGTGATGGCTAGGTCTTTTAGAGCCTTTGGCAATACCTGAACAGATAAAACATTTGGATGTTGCACCATGTTAGTATAAAATACAACGCCCATTTTGTCAAGAAACTCTTCAATCATTTTATCTAAGATTAACACATTACTTACTTGTACTGCAACGGCGCCAACGACTCTGCTGACGTTCGAGATTGTTTGTATGTCTTGAATATTCTCCACAACTTCAGTCCAATTAGAGTTACCACGTATGTACTCGTAAACAGGACCAATGCCGTCAAGGCTGACATTAACGGCAACTGATCTAAAATGGGGCCAATAATCATGTATAGTTCTTCCTTTGCTAATTCCTAGCGTTGTGCCATTAGTGGCATACTTGATCTCAATATCCTTACCATAAGGTTTGAGCATATCTAATATCTTGTAATGTTGCGGATCCATTAATGGTTCCCCGCCTGCAAACTCTACACGACGAAAATGCGGTAATAGCTTTTCAAAACTGTGCCACCAATTTTCTGTATTGTCAAATGGACCTATATACTGTCCTGGCTTGTTGACCAACTTTTGTATTGTAGGTACAAGATAGTTGTTTTCTTTTTTATAAAACTCTTCAACTTGATCCCAATCTTTCCAGTTGGTGCTGTCTAGTGGATTGCACATACGGCATTTAAGATTGCATAGATTGTTAAGTTTAATCTCTATAGTTGGAAACTCAAACGGCATCTTATAATCATTACCTAAACTGTCCAAAGCATTAGGATATAGATTTATACGTGCTTCAGGAATAATACCATTAGTGTGTCGTTGACGTAGACTTTCTACGCCTTGATCTTCTAATTGGAAACATGGCATACATTCTGGCGGACGCTTGTCGCTTAGAACATCTTTGCGTATTCTACGCATAGTAGGGCCGTTCCATATCTCCTCCAAACTATGGTTTTGTATAAACCCAACGGGTTGACTACGACAGCAAACTTTAACAGCGCCGTCTTCTCTAGTAGCTAATCCTGTAAAAGGATGCATACAAAATGTTTTACTATTACTCATTCCATGCCTTAGAAAATTTTGGTACCATTGCTAGAAAATCTAAGTTTCTATCAGATGATAATTGATTTACATTGTTTTTAAAATCAGTCCAATCGAGACTGATCTTATCAGACAGCCTATCTATAGTAGTGGTATAGGGATATCCTTTATTACTAAAGTCAGCAATCAATTGTTCTTTGATAGTATTAGGTAGCACAGATACTCGTTGCCACTCTGGATGCACTATCCAATCCCATTCTATTTCCCATGTTGAAAAATTAGTTGTCATAAAATCTATGTACTCTTCTAAGTACATAACATTAACCGCATTAATTACACAATGCACTCGTTTCTGTTGATTGAACCATTCGTCGTATACCTTCATGTTTTCTATAACTTGATCGAACTTGCTGGGCCATCTATACCAATCGTTAACAGTATCTATGCCGTCAACACTAACACTTAGTTTAAACTCTCTGCATTTTTTTAACTGTGCCAATAGTCTATTATTAGGCAAGTGTGTACCGTTAGTATATATCCATACAGTTAGGTTAGATAAGTTAACCTTGTCTAACAGCTCGATAAACTTGTCTTGCTGTAGCATTGGCTCACCACCTATAATCTTTAGTTCAGTTAACTGACTAAGGTCTTCATCGGTTATAGGAAAACTGTTTTCAATGATTCCTATTTTACCAATCTTACCTTTCTTATAGTCCTCTGAATACCATGTGGTGCTATATGCACTACTGCAATGTACGCATGCCAAATTGCACAAGTTGTTGAATGAGATCTCTAGCTTGTCTAAAGGTACTATTTGGTTTTCTTTTGGTACAAAGTCAAGACTACGTTGACGCATACTGGTATTACCGCTTGCCTCATCTCTATAACATTTTTCACAGCCTTGAGATTTCTCTCCAGCTAACATTCTATTGCGTAGCTCGTTCCAATGTTCTGATGTTCTTGAATAGTCTACAATAGTATAGTTTGGTGCGGCGTACCGACAGCAAGGAAGCACCCTACCATTAGGGTTTATAGCTAAACTATTCCAAGGATATGCGCAGATGGTAGCACTCATGGAAATATTTACCCTATTATGTAGGTACATAAATATTTCCATGAACAAACAATTTTGGATACAATCAGAGGATACACAAGTCGGTAAATGGCAAAAGACTCTAACAGAGATATCTGGATCGCCTACTTTTTGTGCGTTGCCGTGGATACACTTTGCTACACGCCCTAATGGTGATATGCGTTTATGCTGTAGTTCTAATGCCAGTGCCCCTGGAGTAGATCATACAGTTGGTTTAGTTAAGAATGAAAAAGGCGAGCCTGCAAACTTTGGCCGTGAAACACCTATGAGCGCATGGAACAACGAGTACATGAAAGATGTAAGATTGACCATGATGGAAGGTAAGATACCAGCAAGCTGTAATAGATGCTTTACAGAAGAAAGCAGTGGCATAAGCAGTAAGCGTCTTTGGGAATCGTTATTCTGGTCACAGAGTGATGTAGATATTCCAGAGCTAATTGCAAACACAGCAGAAGATGGTACAGTTCCTGAGAAGCTGGTTTACTTAGACTTACGACTGGGACATACATGCCAATTGAAATGTGTGATGTGTAGTCCGCACGACAGCAGTAAATGGGTAGACGAACATGCTAAGGTATATCCAACATATCAAGCAACTGAACTAAAACGTTTTATGTCTTGGGACAAAGCATCATTCAATAACTCGTGGCACGAGAATCCAGACTTCTGGAAAGAGATGTATGCACAGATTCCTAACCTAAAGCAAGTATACTTTGCGGGTGGAGAGCCGTTGATCATTAAAGAGCATGCACTATTCTTAGAAGAAATTATACGACAAGGTTATGCCGACAAGATTATGATACGTTACAATACCAACGGATTGCTGATCAGTAAGCGTATGGTAGACCTATGGAGCAAATTTAAAAAGGTAAGAATTGGGTTTAGTTTAGACGGAATGGAACTACGCAATTGGTACATTAGATACCCTAGTGAATGGAGCAATGTAATGGAAAATCTAACCATGCTAGATAATGCACCTGATAACATTGAAACATCTATCGTACCTGCAATACAGATACTGAACGTTAAGCACTTGCCCGACTTTGTAAAATGGAAAGTGACCAGCGGCTTTAAACGGATTAACCTAGACCTTAACCCAGAAGGTATGCTTTACGGTGGTGGCATCTTTAATATGCACGTTGTACACATTCCTACATGGCTAAACGTACAGGTATTGCCAGCCGCAGACAAACAAGAAATAGTAGAAAAATTTGCAGAACTCAAGCAATGGCTATGGGACAACTATACACAAGATGATGACTTCTGGAAGAACAATCCCTATGCATGGCCTAGGTATGAAGCATTTCTAAAGTTTATGCTATCCAATGATAAAAGTCATTTGTTGCCTGCATTTAAAGAATATGTAGAAAAACTTGATATTCATAGAAATACTAATGCTAAAGAAATATTTCCAGAGCTTGCACATCTATTATGAAATTTAATTGTTTAACTACCACCAGTTCGGATCCTTTTATGATAACCTGGGACTTAGGTAGAAGATGTAACTACGACTGTACATATTGTGCGCCGATACATCATGACAACTTTAGCAAACATGCTACACTAGATCAATTGACTACAACTGCTGATTTTATATTTGACTATATTAGTACTATTGCAGAATACAGAACTAACAAAGACTTTCATATTAGTCTAACAGGAGGAGAGCCAACTGTTAATCCTAAATTTCTACAGTTAGTTAATCATCTAAACAGTAAACAGCTACCTGGCGTAGACCTACATCTAGCATTAACTACAAATGGTGCAATGGGCAAGCGTGTTGCAGAGGCCGTAGGAAATACCTTTAGTTATGTAACAGTGAGTTATCATGCAGAAGCAGATGCTAAACTTAAGAAGCGTGTATTAGAACGTGTGCGTCAGTTGCACAGTAATACATCAGTTAAAGTTAATGTCATGTTCCATGCACAACATTTTGATGAGTGTGTTGATGTATGTAATATTCTTAAACAACAAGGAATACAGTATATTCCTAGAATGATTGGAGAGAACCCAGGAGGAGAAACATACGGGCACCGATACACACAGGACCAACTTAAATGGTTCAATAGTTATTGGAATGTGGATTCAAACAGTTCATCTGGTTTTGGTGCAGAGATTGGTCGGCCGTGTTGTGGCGGAAGAAGTATGAAAATTAGCAACGACACTGACACACAGGAAGTCAAGTTCTTGACCTATAGAAAGTTTAAAGACTGGCATTGCTCAGTTAATTGGTACTTCTTGCATATTGAACAACAAACAGACAGCGTGTATCATCATCAGACTTGCCAAGCACGATTTGATGGTACTACTGGTCCTATTGGATCAATTAGTAATAGTAGTGCTATACTCGATACGCTAAGAAATAACCTAGTTAATAATACAATGCCTATTATTGTATGTCCTAATACGTTTTGTGCTTGCGGACTATGCGCTCCAAAAAGTGTAGATCGTAAACAATTAATATCTACGTTAAGTACTATTGTAGATACAGGAGTGTTTGATGCTGAAGAAAACAGACATTAAGATTAATAAGGAATTACTTGCAGATGCAGTTAATAACTTACCGTCTGATGAATTTCGTTTGACTATTAACGAGCCAACTGGAAGTTTCTTTTACGATCCTTGGACCATTAAAGAAGAATATAAGAATACAGTATGGGAGAAGTTGTTATCAGGATTTGACTTTGATATTGGCGAAGCACGTATCATTATATTAAAAGAAGGTACCTGTTATCAAAGCCATGCAGATATAGATGATCGATATCATTTAAACATTGCAGGCAATGACAGCTATCTCATCGATCTAGACACCGAGCAAATGAATCTACTAATAGCAGACGGCTATTGGTATCTAATGAACGCTGGAAAGAAACATACTGCCGCAAACTTTGGTCGTGGAGATCGTATACAGTTAGTAGTACGTCAACTGCTAACTAAAGTAATTAATGATGCATTAGTATCTATTGAAATACAGGCAACAGGTGATCATGTTAGACATAAATTTGATGCAGTCTTAAGCCCTTGGCTTAACAATGTTAATAAGATGCGAATGATTAGTGATTTTAGTACGACACCAACCGGAGTTAAATTTAAGATATATCCTGCTATTATTGATGTTCTTAAAACTGTGTTGCCCGAAGGATTTGTAATAGTATGATAATCTATACACCTGTAGATATTACTGTTAAGTTACCCGATTACCAAAAGTTAGTAGACTATTTTAATAGCAATTATATGCCTAACCTATACCAAACAACGGGCTATACATCTCAAATGTGTGCCATTGTGTCTCGTAATCCGATAAGCAACTGGAAAGATGCTACAGATGTATTCAAACCAGATACCAATGCTGATTTTGAATTAAGAGAGGACAACACTTTATACTATGCCCCTGGAGTTCTAGAACAGTTTCCAGAATTAGTAGATCTATTAAAATTGCTACCTTATCAACAAATAGTAGGTGCGGCACTAAACATGCATACTGAATTATTACCTACACACAGAGATAGAGTTTATTCCGAATCTGCGATTAGCCCTGAGAGGTACAATGTATTATTGTCTCCACACTACGGACAAGATTCTTTCTATCTTGCTAAAGATTACAATAGTAAAAAAATATATCCCACTATACTTAAAGACTACCCTGTATATTCTTTTAACAATAGAGACGTATATCACGGTGCTGACGTTGTGTTAGATGGAAGACTTATATTGGTCTGTATTGGTATATTAGATAATGATAAACATAGACAACTAATAGAACGAAGTGTAGAAAAATTTAAAGAATACGTGATTGAGGATCAGCATGGCTAAATTTATAGGTAATTTTTTTGCTGGCAAATGGGATAGTATTATTGAAACATTGCTGATACAGGAAGGCGATGTTAGAGATAATAAACAGGCTTTCTATAAAAATACAGATGGTAGATTTAATGAAATAATTGATCTGTGGGAAACTGCTGGATACAACAAAGTAGACACAGTTGAATGGATTAATTACTACCCCGGAAAGCATTTTGATGATCTACCAATCAAAGAATTTGAAAAGTTTACTAATACGAGATGCGCAAGAGCATGGATTAGTAGGATTCGTCCTGGCAAATATGCACCAATACATAAAGATATAGACGATCAAATAGAAACATATCTGTCTCAAGGAGAATTAATTAGATTTGGCACATTCATTAGCCAGCCTCATCCCGGTGGTGTCTTTATCGTAGACGATCAATGTTTTCATTGCGAAGCATCGGGTAACACCTATCAATGGGACGATTATATGGCTTGGCATGCAGGCGGTAATTGTGGATTGCACGACAAATTTTTGTTTAACTTTTTAGGAATAAAGTAATGGCCACATTTATTGGTAATACAAACAATCATATGGAATGGTCAAAACTTATTTCCATACTAGAATCAGTACCGCCAAGACATAGGGGTTCTGATCAAACAGATAATATACACGTTAATAATCCAAAAGTAGAATCACTAATAAAGATTTGGGGTAAGGCAGGATACGTAGATAGTCCTAGTGTGCAATGGGTAGACTTTCTGCCAGGCGAGCACTTTCCTCAAGAATGGGTTGATAAGTTTGCCGAATATCTAAAGGTCAAGCCAGCAGGCTGTTGGGTAAGCTCGGTTCCGCCTGGCCATCTTGTCCCGTGGCATCCAGATTATAAAACGCCAGAACAAGAACGTAAGTGGTTAGAAATTGGTGTACCGGAGCATTATACAGTTTATATTTGTGAACCTAGTTTTGGGCAAGTATCAATCATAGATGGACATGCAATCTACAATGCGGCACAAGGAGATGCATATAAATGGGACAGCTGGCAAGACTGGCATGGTGGATTAAACATGGGTGTTAAAACAAAATATATGTTTAACTTTTTTGGATGGCCAAATGAAAAGTAATTATTGTGTTGACTTATCTATCCCTGTTGCTCATCCGTTAAAAGATCCTAGTATATTAAATCAGACAGGAGATACGGCTGAAATATGGTTCGCTGACCACAACAATGTTTCAATTGAATTTACTGAGTGGTTAGACAGTTTAGGGTTAGTTATGACTTATCCTCCTTTAATATTTTATACCCCTAAGGGAAAACAATGTGGCATACATATTGATGGCTACGGAGAGCTATCGGATCGCGCATGTATGAATTGGTGTGTGGCTGGCGCAGGAAGTTTAATGCATTGGTATGTTGTTAAAGATAGACAAGAACCTTTTGAAAATACAAAAACACAAGCAGGAACGCCATATGTACAATATCATCCTTCACAAGTGGAACATTTACACAGCCAATCCATAAAATGGCCTAGTATTGTTCAAACAGGAATTCCGCACAACATACATAATAGTATGTTTGAACCTAGGTGGGTTCTAAGTTGTGATATTAGTATTAAATCTGCACCAGAGGCAGGACTTACGATGGAACAAGCAAAGGAAATATTTAAACAATGGATATTATAGAACAAGCACGTAAGATCTTAAACACAACCTATATTCCGTGGCTTGAACTTGATCTAGATTTTCCAGTCGATGTGTGGAAACAGCAGATACTAGAAATCGAGCCCTACTTTAACGAATATAGACAAAGCGATAGTAGTCAATGGTCTAGCTGTTGTTTGCACGGGTTGGGCGTAGATAAAACATATACTGCGGACAACTACGGCTATGACGAATATAATGCACCTTATCAATACACTGACCTAGCATATAAGACTCCTGCTATAACAGACTTTTGGAAAAATCAATTTCCTGCTGAAAGATACAGCCGTATCCGCTTTATGAAGATTGGACCCGGCGGCTACATCGATTGGCACAATGACGGCAACTTGCCCCCTGGTATTGAACCGTTAGATGCTGTACTGCCTATCAACTTGGCTATCACCCATCCGATAAACTGTGAAATGGAAATAGAAGGACACGGTGTTGTTCCTTGGAAAGAAGGTAAAATCTTTATGATTAACATAAGCAAAAATCATGCTGTGTTTAATCGCAGTAGTAAGTCCAGAGTACATATGATTGCTAATATTATTTTAGGTAATCGTAAGAAAGAGTTTTGCGAAATGTTCGTAAGATGTTATAATAAACAATATGGTCAAATTTAATACGCCGGCAGGATCAGAAGATATTGTCTTTATCTTCTTGGATAGAATACACACCTGCCAAACCGCATGGACTGCTGAGTTGATGAAGAATCTCAGCGACTTTGTTTTGAGCAAAATTATTGATAGCGGATTCAATGTTATACAAGGCTTAGACGAAGATGCTATGCTCAGGGAAGCCGCCAAAGACTATAGTCATGCAGTTGTACTAAGTACAGGCACAGAATTTATTAACGGTGACGAGTTCTTTAACTATGTAGAGGACGAAGTATATAGTGATAGAAACATTTTTATCTATGGGCACATTCCAGACAGAGACGATGGTTACTATGAACTACATGAACAATGCTACATTATTAACCTAGACATTTATAAAGATTTAGGCTGTCCAGAAGTTGGAGAGTTTGCTTATTATTCCCTACATACACAAATAGAGCCACGCCGCAGTGAAGAAAATATACACGATGATTATACACCTATTTGGGTGACAGGTGGCGATACTCCTAAACAGTATAAACATAAGTGGCACGGATGGAACATTCTAAGTGTGGCATTTGCTAACAACAAACATGTTAGACCATTTCCAGAACGGTTTAGAAACAACAAGATGTATTACTATCCTAACTACGAACCTGCTTTTATTCCTAAGAGCTCGTACCTATATGGAAAGTACAGCGTTGCAAGTCAGGCATTGTTTTATCCCTACAACACAGAAGAGTTTGTTGCTGTAGATTTCAAAGGTCCTATACAACAGTTGGTAATTCAATCAAGTGGACTACAGTGGTATGAGTATTTGCTCTACTATGGATACGATGAAAATACTACAGTCAAGTTTGTTGACTATAACTTATTTGCACTTGAATGTATGCAACATATAGTTACAAATTGGAATCCTAACTACGACTATATAACTTTTGTTAAAGATTATATTGCCAGTCGAAAGAGCATTTTAAGCTCAGGCGGTGAACACATGATTACTATGACAGGAGGAGATCAAACGGTTGATCCTCGCATGTGGAATGATATGATACATAAAGTTAAGTTTGAGTTTCATCACCAGGATCTTGTGCTTAACACAGCGTTGCCTGTGAGCACGTGGGTAGACAATGTACCTAGTACAATTATACACCTTAGTCATATTTTTAATTATGACCCAGTCGCCCCATTTGTTCCGTTGAAGCACAGGATATATAATGAACGTTTGTTACTAGACAAATTAAAAAAATACGTACCAGATGCTACACTGATCATGGTGGGCAATGTATCAGATAAATTACAAAGGCCTACATGGCATACAAATGGAGACTGGAATGGAATTTAAATCAGTTGCTATTACAGGGCATACTGCTGGAATAGGTAAAGGCTTATACAATTACTTTGTAAGTAAGGGGTGTATAGTACAGGGATTTAGTAAATCTAATGGTTACGATATCAGTTGCAATGATGACATCTTAGAAATTATAGAGAAGACGATAGACTGTGATTTATTCATTAATAATGCCTATTACGATGAGCAACAGGCTTATATTGCTTTACAATGGCATAATGCTCATTATGAAAAAGAACATTATATTCTTAATATGAGTTCATTAGGCAGTAGCGAAAATGTAGTGCATAAGTTGAATATAAAAAATAAAAAAATAGTAGAGTACGGAATAAACAAAATGTTGCTGAACAATGTAGGTAATACTATTAATCTTAGCGAATCAAAAGCTAGATGTATTACAGCTATGCCTGGAATTGTTAATACAGATTTTATTAGCGGGTTTCCATTTGATCAAGGGATGGCAGAGTTTTATCAAACTTTAGAAAACAAAGGAACAATATTAGAAGTGAACGACGTAGTAGAATCCATTGCAAATGTATTAACTCATGCAAACAGTCGTAACTTCATATCATCGTTAACGATATCAAATGGATAATTTAAAACAATGGGTTGATCATATATCAACACCTCAACAGCAACTTAATAATATGCCAGTGTGTCCTTACGCTAAGGGAACACAATACGAAGTTATTGAAACTAACGGATCCGATATTAGTCCTCCACCCTGGGACTTTGATCTTATCATTTACAAATTACCAGATCATTATTCGATTGATGAACTTACAGATATTGCAACAGAATACAATAACATGTATCCAGAAATGGTATTCCTTCCTGACCATAAGGACAGGGATACTTTTATAAATGGTGTACAAACTAACAACGGCAAGTATAACATAATACTGTGTCAGTGGCGCGATACCTTAGAAACAGCTAGAACTAAATTAGCTAACACATCCTACTATAGTTTTTGGGATGCTGACTACTTACAGGAAATATTAAACACATGAGCATTTACACAAATTGGGATCCCTTACAAGAAGTTATTGTCGGTGACTGCTATGCCCCTGGTACATTAGATAGTGTACTACCCAAAGGTGCAGAACTACAGTTTAATAAGATATTAGAGGAAACTAAGGAGGACCTGCAGAATCTTGCAGACTACTTGACTGCATTTAAAATCAAAGTGCATAGACCAAAAGTTCCTGAATATAAATCATATGTTGATCTAGGATACTTTAAGATACTAAATCCAACTGCTCCGGTGGTTCCACGCGATCAATATCTTGCATATGGAAAAACAATCTACCAAACATATACCAGCATGCCGGATAGATACTTAGATAGTATTAATTACAATCACATATTCAAACAAAAGTTTGATGAAGGGTATAATTGGATTAGCCAACCGCCACCTGTACTAAAAGCATTGCAAAAAGACAAATGGTGGGCAGACGGCAAGGAAATATATCATCATACATTAGGCAATCGTATACTTTGGCATACTGCTACTATGTTTAAATGTGGAGATAAGTTGATTACCAACACAGAAGGTCCCGGTACAGAGTCAGGCCTTGAATGGATGAGCCGTAATTTACCTTCCAGCACTATTGTCAGCGCAGGACGCAACTTTCAAAAGAGTTGGGGACACATTGATCATGGCTGGTTTATGACTAACGATGATCTAGTATTCTGTGCTAACAAGTCATGGGTACCTGAACCATTGCGCAACAAAGAAATTGTAGAGTTTGAAAATCTAGTTGATAAATTTGATGATGAAAAGTTTATTGCCAGCTATACAAAAACAGGCGGCAAGTTTACCAAAGAATGGATTGATACTTGGTTAAACGAATGGAAGGGATATGCGCAGGATGTATTCTTTGACAGTAACGTTCTGGTCATTAATCCGCAAAACGTTATCTTTTCTAATACTCAACCTAGATTATTTAAAATGCTAGAAGGTTGGGGAATTACTCCGCATGTAGTCAAACAGCGACACGGGCTATTCTGGGAAAGCGGTGTACATTGTATGACATTAGATTTGTCTAGGGAAGGCGACAATCGCTCTATAATCAAATAGAGCAGTATTCAATCTATATTCTAGTTCTTCAAACCACATAGCGGGAGCATTAAGCGGAACTACAAACAGCACACCAGTGCCTCCCTCATTCCACATTCCTGCATTTATTCCGTACTGATATAGAAAGCGTTCAAACGTGCTGTCCATAGGCTTTTCATTAGGCAGTACTAGGTTAAACAACAGTCCATAATTACTGTAATCTTTAATCAGGCCGCTGTCTTTAAACCTCTTACACATCTGTTGTCCCCAGAGTTCTATTTTGGGTTGATTAACTAACAGTTGCTCTTTTTCTAACACATTCATATATTCTAATGCAGAATAGATTCCGCTTAGGCTAAAACTATAGCTGAAGCCGTGTATAAAGACATCATGCTTAACACGATCAAATATCTTTGTATCAGCACATACAGCACTCAGTGGAAAGTAACCGCCAGTTAAGGCCTTGCCCATTGTAAAAATATCAGGTTGTATCCTACCCTGCCACCCAAAGAATGTACCAGTCTTCCCACCGCACATTGCGATGTCATCGACAATAAGGACTATGTCTTTATCGGTACATATCTTTCGTAGACCTTTCCAAAAATCTTGTCCTGGATCATATAATCCATTTTGCCAACTGGCAGTTTCTATCACAACAGCACACAAGTCATCTGTGATATTGTCTAGTGTATAGTTGCTAATAACACAGCGAACATCTTTACCAAATGTGTTGGTCATGTATGTTGCATCACTTACGCTCGAACTTAGGAACGTACTGCCGTGATAACTTTTTGTGAACCCTAAGAATTTGTTACGCTTATTGTACATCTGTGCTAATCGTAATGCACCTTCTACGGCATCACTGCCGCTTAGGGCAAATGCAGTTTTATATCCACCGCTTAGATTAGCTATCTTATCTGTCAATTCAATTACAGCAGGATTGGTAGTATAAAACTCCCCGCCACAGAACGGATTGTTGATCATGCGCTTAGTAACAGCTTCAATAATATCGTTGCGTTTAAACCCTAACGGAAAGCAACCGCAAGCACCTAAACTTAAATCCAAGTACTCTGCACCGTTTTCAATGAAGCCATAGTCGGTATACTGTTCTATGCTACGTGTAGGTTGGTTATCATTAGTTGCGTAGGGAAATATTATGTTTGTATTCATCTGCTTATGCTTACGCTTAATGCAATTCTCTTTTTAGTTGGATCTAAATCTAAGACACCGTGGATGACCTGTATATCTAGTTTATGCCAACGCCTTTCTGGAATCTCTTCCGATAGTGTCTCTTTAAGTTTACCAAATGGTATTAATGTTCTAGCGTATGCTTTTTGATGTGACCATTCTGGTAAAACTTCATAAAAACATGTACGTACATGGCCACCGCGCTCTAATGTATAGTTCAATGCATAATGCCGCAGTTCGTCAATATGCGGAGTAATTATTTCTCCGCTATGCATAACTTGTAAATTAACACCTATGACCTTTTCTGGTATATTTGCAGTGACCCAATCTATCACGATCTGGTCTACTGGAATAAAATCAAATCTTGCCAGTCTCTCAGTAAAAAATTCATATGCGCTAGGATCAGTAAATGGACCGCCTAAAGTATCTTCTTCATTATAGTCTAAAAATGCAATAGCATCTAGTGTTGCTTGATCTGCTCCACCCATCAGCATTTCTGCTTCTTTAAGCATACGTTCTTTGAAATCGTCGTCATAGGTAATCGCACTAGAGTGTTGATCTTCAAGTATATTATAAAGATGATCTTCTAACCAATCTGGCAATAAGGGATAGTCTTTGTATTCTAATGCGCTCATGACTGTATTTACTGAGTAGTTTATAAAGTAAATATGAATATGAACATTAAAAAGATTGCCATAACTGGGCATACTAAAGGAATTGGTAAAAGTTTGCTCAGTCGACTATCAGAAACCTATGATGTTGTTGGCTTTAGTAGAACCAACGGTTATGACATTTCAAAAGATACAGACATACTACGTATTCTAGACGAAACTCGTGACTGCGATGTCTTTATTAACAATGCATATCATTTTGACCAGCAGACTAAGATTGCAGAACTTTGGAAAAATATACATAACGGTCAAGAGCATTTTATCATTAATGTTAGTACTCTTGCGTCAGATCCTATGTTTGACGTTGCAAATAAATTGCCACATCTAGTTCCTTATGCGGAAGAAAAACACAGATTAAATCAAAAAACATTTGATATTTGTGATCAACGAGACAGTAAATGTAAAGCCATGAGTTTATTATTGGGTATCGTTGAAACCGGTTTTGAAAATCCCTATGGGATTGATCCAGAAAATTTACTTGAACATTATAAAGATTTTAAAAAGAGGGGAGTATTAATAGACGTTGATGATGTTACAAATGCTGTTGAATTTATGATTAATTCAATTAAATCTAATTGTTTCATATACAGTCTATCGTTACTTAACAGGATGTAATATGCACCATGCCTTGTTTTTTAACGTTCATTGGTTAGGAGTAAGACGTCCGTCTGGCCCTTATCGTATTGCATCCTTTTTGCGTGAGCAAGGATGGGATGCCGAAGTAATTGAATATGCCGCAAGTTGGAAATTTGAAGAACTAAAAGAAATTTGCCATCGAAGAATAACCTCTAACTCAATTTTTATAGGCTTCAGCAGTTTCTTTGCATACTGGACTCCGGAAATGGATCAATTTATAGATTGGATCACATTAACGTTTCCCCATGTTAAGATAGTAATTGGCGGGCAAAGTCGGCCACGTATTGAAGCAAAGGGTGTTGATTACTACATTCACGGGTACGGTGAAATGGCTATCTTAGAATTAGTAAAGTATATGATAGGGACCCCGGGAGTTAAAATAGCTTTTGATCCTTTGTTTTTTGGAGCAAAGCGTGTTATTAGTGCCAACACATCATATCCTAGTTTTCCTATGAAGAGTCTTAAGGTAATATATGAAGACCGCGATTACATACAGCCCTGGGAATGGTTAACTGTGGAATTTTCTAGAGGTTGTAAATTTCAATGTGACTATTGTAATTTTCCAGTACTTGGAGTTAAAGGAGACTATAGTCGAGATGCTGAGGACTTTGGAATAGAAATGCGGGATAATTATGATCGATGGGGAGTAAGTAATTATTATGTTGCTGACGAAACATTTAATGATCGTACAGAAAAGATACAGAAGTTTGCAGATATTGCTGACCAGTTATCATTTGATACATACTTCTCTGGATTCATCCGTGCTGACCTAATGGTAGCAAGGAAGCAAGACTGGGATCCAATGGCTAGACTGGGGTTCTTTGGACACTTCTATGGTGTAGAAACAATGAATGCCGCTACTGCCAAAGCCATTGGTAAAGGCATGAACCCTGAGAAGTTACAAGCAGGCCTAATAGAAGCCAGAGAATATTTTAAAGCTAGGGGACACTATAGATCCTCAATGGGCATTGTTGTTGGATTACCACACGAAACGATCGATAGTCAAACAAAGACATTACAATGGATTGAAGACAACTGGCAAGGTGAATCAATACACGTCTGGCCATTAGAAATTCCGTTAGACCCAAAGCAAGATGTGTTGAGCCTTATATCTAAAGACTTTGAAAAATACGGATACAGAGAAGGCACAGAAGAACCGCCACCTCCTCCACCCGAATGGGAAGCAATGGGATCAATTACTCGTATCAAACACGGTATATCAAATATGAATTGGGCTAACGATAATATGAGTTTCGCTGACGCTTGTAGAATAAGTAATGACTTCTATCGAAAAGTTATTGATAAAAAAATACAAATGGGTATTTCAATGTATGCGTTTAGTGATCATGCGTTTTACGGTCTAAGCATGGAAGAGATAATGAAGATCGATTTCACACAGCAACCGATGAGCACTAGAGAGCCTGAAAAAGAATATAAAAAGAAAAAATTAGAAAAATGAGTACGATCAACATATTTCCAACTAAAATATATCATGTATCTAGCGGTTTTGATTGCCAGTCAATGTTAGACACAGTAAATGTACTACTTGAAAAATCTTATAGTTCTGCCAAAGAGAACAATCAAGAATTTATGAGGGGAGACGGTTTGTGTTCATATAACACATCTAGAGACCTGCATACTCAAACTAAATTTAAATCCCTAGTAAAATTTATCGAAGAACATTCTCACATATATTGGAAAGATTTAGGATATTCTCCATTACAACAGCCTAGTGTTTTTGAAATGTGGACGAATGTATATAAAACTGGATCATTCATAGATGTGCATGCTCACAGTCCTGTACAAATGATTGCAAGTTTTTATCTACAACAGCCGGATAATGGTGGTAATTTAGTATTTGAACATCCTATGATGGCCCTGATGAAACATCAACCATATGATATGGACTTGGTTAGGAATCATCCAGAATTTTGGGAATACCATGTTCCTGTTAAAACAGGTGACTTAATATTGTTTCCGGGATACCTAAATCACAAAACATTGCCTAACAATGCAATCCAGGATCGAATTATGATAGGTGCTAATATATGCAACGTATTATAGAACCCGAGTTAATGGATGACGTTGATCAAGTTGCGGCATACAACGCAGGAAATAAAGAATTTGGAATTGAGGGATTCTTAAATTATTACGAAAAAAATATCAATATAACTGAAGGAAAAATTGTCGACCTTGGGTGCGGAACTGCTGATTATCTAGTTGCATTGGCTAAAAAATATCCAAAATTAGTTATAGTAGGCTATGACGGTAGTCCTAACATGATCAAGCAAGCAGAAAAGAATATACAGGGATATAACATCACAGTTATATGCAAACAGTTTGCTGATATAGAAGATACTGCTGATTGTGCAATATCAATCAACACTCTACACCATTTACATGATCCAGCGGTCTTATGGGATGCAATAAAATCAATATCAGATAAAATTCTAGTTATGGATATTATTAGGCCACAAAGTATAGAAGTTGCAGATGCTATCGTAGAAATGATAAACGGACAAGATCCGGAAATATTTAAACGAGATTTTTACAATTCTCTGCTTGCGGCATTTTCTATAGAAGAATTGAAAGAACAAATTAAGGATAATAACTATAATATGCAATTTGATGGTAACCCTGACTATTTTCAAGTTGCATTAATATACGGAGGAAATAATGAAAGTAAGTAAAATGCCGGGATGCGGTAGATTTGGAATTTATATTGACGACGTAGACTTTGAAAACCTCACACAAGATGAATGGATGGAAATTGGCAAATTACATTTAGATAATCTTGTTACTGTCATACGCAATACTAATATGCCCTTAGACAAATATCAAAAATGGATGGCCAAGTGGGGGGAGCCTAGATTTTCAGTCTCTGCTGAATTAACAAAAGCATACCCTCAAGGAATGGAATGGGTTTCTGAACAATTAAGGAAAGATAGCGATCTATTAAGTGAAGCACATAAAACGTACTTACGGAAAGCTCTCCGGACAATACATGACGGGCAAGTTGTAAGGGTAACTGGTCGATTTGCCGAAGACGGAGCATCTCTTGGATTATTTGGCTCGGGCCAATTAGGATGGCACAGCAATGAAGGTGGCCGCCTGCATTTTTCTCCTGCTGTTGCATTATTGTCTGGTGAAAACATGGTTGATTCAGCCACTGGGTGGCTCACCACAACTGATTGGTATGAAAAACAAACTGAAAGTTTTCGTAGCGAATTAAACGAAATGGTACTGTTACATACCTTTGATATGGAAACATTAAATCCTGGCGGTACTAGGGATCTTTCTATACTGTATTACCATAATAGCGGATGCGGCACTGAAGATACTGAGGTTCCGTTAGTAATTAGAAGTCCTGCGGGCCATATGGGAATACACCTGTCATTAGAAAAAGTTGGCAGGATAAAAGGCATGACTGATGTAGAGAGTAATAAATTTATTAAATGGCTATGGGAAGAATTATGCCAAGAACAATATACATACGATCATTGGTATACTGAAAATCAACAAGACTTATTGTTGTTTGATAATAGTATTGTGATGCATCGAAGATTGGGAGGTTCAAACCCTAATAGGCTTGCATATAGAATCCAATACGACTATACATATCTACAAGAGTCGGCGTGGCAACCTTATATACAACCACACTATGCAGAACAATATAAAAACGAAATTACAGAAATCGTTAATTTGCTTGGCATAAAAGATTTTAAACTTCCCTAATGTCTTTTTATAATTCTGTTAAAGTAATTCAAATAGAACATAGTAGTATGTGTAATGCCGCGTGTCCGCAATGTTTGCGAGAGTGGTGGAATGGTGATTATAGCCGGATTAATCAAACATATTTGCCTATAGAGTTTTATCAGAATAATATTCCTAAAAAAGTCTACGAAAATTTACAAAAGATTAATTTTTGCGGAACAGTCGGTGATCCCTGTACCGCTCCTAATTTTATAGAAGTATGCAAATATATCAAAACGAATTACCCACATATAGAATTGGTCATTGCAACAAATGGTGGGATGAAAAATCCCGAATGGTGGGCTGAATTAGGAAAAACTCTACTTCCCAATGATGTTATAATATTTGGAATAGACGGGTTAGAAGATACAAATTACATATACCGAGTCAATGTTCGTTGGAATAAACTTATAAACAATGTCGAATCGTTTATTAATACGGGCGGCCGAGCCTGGTGGCAGTTTATAGTATTTGAACATAACGAATCTCAAATTGAACAAGCAAAACAACTGTCAATTGAACTAGGATTTAAAAATTTTTATACAATTTACAATAATAGATTCTTAGTTGAAGAAATGTTTGGTAGACCAGAAACACTAGGTGGTAACGGTCTACCACTGCGCCCTCCAAAAACTGAAGATAAGATATCTCCGTTACTTCGAAGAGATAAACCAGTTCCAACTACGCAAATAGAATGGTTAGCGTCTGCAGAGAAGACGTGTATTAAATGTCAAGCACAAGAAACCTTTGAAGCGTATATAGATGCAGAAGGTCACTTGCTTCCGTGTTGCTATCTTGCTGGTGCAAAATTTACATTAAAAGTAGATGACGTTGACGGATACCATGATCTATGGACTACTCACGGCGCCGATAAAATTAATCTAAACAACACCGATTGGAATGATATACTAAATGGATCTTTCTATCAGGCTCTTGTAGAGTCGTGGCAGAAGAAGTTCGATACTGGAAGATTATTGGTGTGTTCTGGAGTGTGTGGAAAACAAGACGTACAGTTCTCTATGTATAAGAATGTACAAAAATCATAGAAATACTTTCTTATAAATTTCTGGAAGTACATCGTCGGGCCATTTAATATACTCATTAAAGGCTTTTTCTCTTAGCAATCTCATATCTAATGTGCTTCCTACCATTAGTTGTTTTACCATTGCACTACGTTCATCGTTAAACAGAGGCATATACATTTCCATATGCATTGGTTGTTCTAGATACCTAGAAGTTGAAAAATGTCCAAATGCCTTGAGTTGTTTGTTACTATCAATAAAGAAACATTTTGTATACATTGACAACTTACAGATACCTTCTTTGTGTAAGTCTGCACACATCTGTTCTAGTTGCTGTTTCCAATCTGGACAATAGTCCTCTAATTTTTCTCCACGATCTAGTATCTCCTGACATAGAATTCCGTCAAAGTGCAAGAATATTTTATATCCGTCCCTAGTCTCATCTGCAAACTCTGCGCACCAAGGATACTGAGCGATTGGAGAACACACGTCGATTAGATTTAAGTCGCGAATAAAACAACTTCTCATAAGCATCATTCCGTACTTTTCCGTATTTTCGTATGCCTGACAAAGGAACTTATTGTCTATGCTCTTATAAAGACTGTAAACTCCACGCTCAACAGGAATCCAATTCTCACTCATCATATTAATAATTCTCCAAATGACTAATACCTAACTTTTTACGAAATGCTTCTGTAAACTTACCATCGATACGTAAACTATAACTTTGTTCCATAATGCGTTCGCCGCCATGCCAGTCAACGTCATTCCACCATGCGGCACGAGTATTAAGATATGTTTTGTTCTTGGACTCTGGATCCCAAAGATAAAATGCTTTCTTTGTGTTAGGTCGTATGTGTATAAATTCATTACGGTGAGGTTTAACAACATCAACTCCGTTCTTGGCATCTAAATCTCTATGTTCAAATGGTATGCCATCTGCTTCACAGTGGAAGAATATAACACGGCCTATATGTTCAAATATACCTAAGGTAATTAGATCTTCTACCCATTTGACTACATTAGGGAAGTATTGTGCCTCTTCAGTTAGTTTACGTGCGGCAGTTCTATCATCCCACGATCCTTCTCCCCATAAGAAATAGTATATATAAGGATCATAAGCACCCATGGCCATTTTCAAGTATCGTGTGAACTTGTTGCGTTGTTTGTAGTCTTTGAAATCTCTAAAAAGATCTATACCACCTAGATAGACAGGATCATCTTTTGGTAATTCCATAAATTCTTCCATGGCTTGGTATATAGGTTTCCAGTGTAGTTTGTAGCTCATATTGTTAAAACTGAAACCTGGTTTCATCCAAGTGCCTTCCTTAGCAAACTCTCTAGCTTCTGCAAACCCTCGGATAATTTCCGGCTGTAGTTGATCGAACTCGTCCATATTGATATATGGAGTCATGTCGACGTAGGGCTGATTGTTAATTCCTTTTATCATGGTGTACCGTTCTGTATAATGATAATTATCTTTTATGCAATATGAATACTACTATAATAGGTTCGCTGGAAATCAATGGCGGAATAACCTAATTTACACCAGTTTGATGTCTACTGACCAAGAAGTTTTTGTTCAATGGTACAATAACGACACTGAATATCACAAGGGTCAAAACCAAGTAGTAGATTCCGATGTGATGGAGGAAAAGTGGGAAAGGGAGGTAAAGTATCTATCACTGATGCGTGGCGCATATCCTAATCTTGTTCCGCAAATATTAGATATAGATTATAAGTCTAAAAAGATTTACCTCAAGGTTGACGGACATGATCTTTGGCAAAGAAGTTTAGATAACAACTGTACCTTTGATAAAGTATTACCCGGCTGGCAAGACCAGATGTTTGAAATCATTCAAGCCCATAAACATTTGGGACTACACAAATATAGTATGCATCCTAGTAGCTATTTTATAGTTGACGGTAAATTAAAGAGCATTAATTATTTTTTTACATATCACAGGGATGAACCTAACATAACTGTTAGTAGTGTGCAAAGCCATATTCATACTGGACGACAGGAAGAGATGAAGAAGTACCTAATAGGTCTAAACATAGACTGGAATGCACCTGCTCCGTGGACTACTTTTGATCGCTTGTGTTGGGAAAGTTTTAGAACACATTATCCTGCGGACTTTATTGAAAAATGTATAAACTAATACCGTGGTCTGAAGATTTAGATTTGACAGACTTCTATGCAGAAGCTGACCGCCGGGGTTTTACTAACAACTCTAGCCAAAAAGCCATGGTAGATTGCTTTCGTAATGAACGTGAGTGGTGCGTGTGGATTCTTTACTACAACAATACAGCCGTAGGCAGTGTAGGCGCACATTCACTAGACGATGGCGGATATAGAATCTGTGCAAGAACTTGTGCATTTACAGACATGATGCCATTGCATCATTTACGTACTAGAGAAGGCATTACGTCACATCAAAATGTAACAGCACAGTTCTTCATACCACAATGTGTTGAATGGGTAGGCGACCACGATATGTACATTACTACGCATCCTAGTGAAATAGGCACACAGCGATTAGTACATACTGTTTGGGGTCCAGCATTAGAATTAACTGGTTGCCTGACTCTTGCAGATACCAAGTTCTACAGAGGTCATATACAAACTTTTTGGCGCTTAAATAAAGATGTATTCTTAGAACAACTATTAAAAGGTCCAAGATGGAAATAACAGTATCATTATGCGAGCATTGCTATAGGCACGTCCCAGCTGAAAAGTTTGAAAGAGACGATTCTGTATGGATGCGTAAAACTTGCTCAGAACACGGCACAGTTGAATACATGATCGAAAGAGATGCAGAATTTTATAAGTCTTTGGTATATGATGCTAGAGGCTACGATACCCCTAGCGGAGTGTTAATTGAAGTAACTGATAGATGTAATCTTAAGTGCCCGCATTGCTATCACGAACCAGAGAATGCTACAACAGACAAGCCTATTGATCTTATATTAGCACAAATAGCCAGTTGGCCAGATGATGTAGGTAGTGTTATCCTTGCAGGAGCAGAACCTACACTTAGAAAAGACTTACCTAATCTAATATCTAAAATAACTGAACAGCAACAACAATTAGGTAGACTACATCAAGATATCACCATACTTACTAATGGGGTTAAATTGTCTGATGCAAGTTGGGTAAACGAAATTAAACAAGCAGGCGCACGATCTGTAATGATTGGACTTAATCATCATTCTTATCAAGGTAAAACTGTACATAAGAAGCAACTGCAAGGTATACAAAATTGCAAAGACGCTGGTATGACTATCTACTATGTTGGATACACTTTAGAAGATGTTAATCACATACCTGAAGTACTAGAAGAAATACAGCGTATTGGTAATGGAGTTTATCAGTATCGTATACGTGCAGGTAGCGATATTGGTCGTAGTCCCGATGAACCGCGCTACTATCTAAGTGACCATGTAAAATCTATTAAAGACTATGCTGATAGTCGAGGATGGACTTGGGAAAAGATCCCTGGAGATGATAACTTGTATCACTACATGGTTAAGATCAACGGTATCACCCACAGGCTGATACAATGGAGTGATCCTAAGACTATTGACATGGAAGAACTACGATGCGGCCCTTGGTGTGACTTTGTGCCAAACAAGCCTATTAGTAATTTTTTACATCAAGTAATGCTTCGTGATGCCGCAATTAACAAAGGTATGCCATTATGGGATACCGTTAACGAGCGTTATAGATATCGAAGTAGAGAAGATATATGGATTGATCCTTAAGCCTGTCTTTGCAAGAAAGTTTCTTTAATACTTTTTGGATCAAAATATTTCTTAACCAATTCAATAACAATATCTTTATCAAACGATTTACAACTGAATAGATCGATATAACCCTCTCTAGTTGCACTAACAAAGTGTGCTGTAATATTACTGGTTTGGATCATTTGCATCATGCTGAATCCTGCGTTAGGAGTCTTGGGCAATAGATATTCAATCCTAGGGCCGTCAACTGCCTGCATACCTATTCGAGGAATTAGTTCAACAACAAATTTTTCAATTACTATGTCGTTATCAATACTTTGATTGCATCCTGCACAATCGAGTAATAAATGATAGCCCCAGGTCATAGTGTCTCCAATATTTTATTTGATAAAGCCAAATGGGCTTCTTCTTTGTAGTGGTGAAATGGGCCCTTTTCAAAATTGTAGCGTTCTGCCCATTCGAGATAAGATCCATACCCCTCGTTGGTAAACCCGGCTAAGTTTAATATCTTTGTATGATCCAGTGAATGCCACGTTTTGGTTTTATTATATGTTACCAATCCCGGATATAATAATATATGTCTATAATCTAAAGCATGTTTTTCACAGACCAATTCAACATATTGCATCATGTTAACGAATCTTGAGTTTTCTGTCTTATTGACTCTCAGAATATTTTCTACAAAATAATCATTAACAGAAGCAAAACACGCAAATTCATCAGCCTTGTCTTTAATAGCGCCGTACCATTGTATACCAAGTTGTAGATAATCATCATTATCTCTACCTAAGAAATTACCTTTGTCTGGATAATAAAATTCTCTTCTTTCGCCAGCAGTATAACAAAATAATACAAGACTGTTTGGATGACTTATAAGAGCATCTGATAATAATCTAATACTACGGTCGTTACTTCCACCAGACATAGCGTAGTTGAAACAAGGAATATTAAGAGAGGCCGCAACCTTGGCAGGAAAGGCAAGAGATTTTGTAATCTCTTCAGCTTCCCACTGAGATTTTTTACCAGACAGTACAAGATCTAAATCTTCTAAATTTACAATAGTTTCTGCGCCAACTGTATGGCTATCGCCAAATGCAAGTACTGATTCAAAGTTTTTCATTATGTAGGTATTTATCTTAAATACAGCATGTTCGATGTAATTCTGTTTGCAGATGCCCCCTACCCACACCATAAGATTAGAGGATATGGTGTACATAGAATAGCCAGCCATATACGTGCTAATGGCTATTCATGTATCGTTATAGATTTTAGTTCTGCATTGACATTTGATCTGTACAAAGAAATACTAGATCTAACAGTTGGTCCTAATACTCTTATGGTCGGTTTCAGTACCACATGGTTGCCATACCGTTGGCCAGAAAAACCCGGAGAATATACCAATCAGATACCCGGACATCACATAGGCGTTCAACACGAACTAAGCCACGACAAAAATGAAAAACTAGACTGGCGCAAAGACAATCTTGTGGTCAAGTTTGGTAAGAATGAAGTTGCTGAATGGTTGCAGTATCCAAAAACAATTAATCCCAAACTCAAGATAGTATTGGGTGGTGCAAAAGCAGATTTCTATATGGATATACCAAATGTTGATCATGTTATATTTGGTATCGCTGAAACCATGACCATAGACTTGCTGGACAAGCTCAGTGGTAAAAGTAAACGAATCTTTAGCAAATTTGTTGACCATGACCGTAAAGCACACCAACCTACATGGGACTTTCGTGAAAGCAGTACACGTTATACTGAGTGGGACTTTATACAACCACAGGAAACGCAAGTGCTTGAAGTAGGGCGTGGATGTAGATTCAAATGTGCCTTCTGCAACTTTCCTCTCATTGGACAGAAGAATGTTAACGACTATCTCAAGTATTCCACACACATACGAGATGAGCTGTTAGAGAACTACGAACGTTGGGGCACTACCAAATACTTTATTGTGGATGACACATTTAACGACAGCACTGAAAAGTTAGAAATGCTGGCCAAGGTCATGAGCGACTTGCCTTTTAAAATCAAGTTCTGGTGTTATACACGTATTGACTTGCTGGCCACACATCCTGAACAAATGATGTTGCTTAAAGAAATAGGTATTGCTGAAACGTTCTTTGGTCTTGAAACGTTTAACGATAAGAGTAGCAAGACTATCGGCAAAGGCATGCCCAGCAGTCGCCGCAAGGATACACTATACAAAGCCAAAGAAGTATGGGGAGACCGTGTGTGGATGGAAGGCGGCTTTATGATTGGCTTGCCCTACGAAACACAAGCCAGTTGGCGTCAAACCGTTGACTGGTTAAAGCAAACAGACTGTCCTTTGGACATCAGCACTTGTTACCCTTTAAACATAGTCAAAAAATCAGAACGCAACAAGTGGTTCCCCACCAGCTGGTTTGACAACAACTACGAAGATTTTGGCTACTACTTTCCCCATACAGGTGTGGAAGGCATGCTGGCCTGGCAAAAGGATGATGATACTGACATTCCCTCTTTTGCCATAGCGCAAGACATAGCGGATGCTACTCTAGCGGAACTTAAACCTTACCAAAGAGAGCGTCGTGGTGATTTTTACGCAAGTAGCTTTAATCATCCTATACTGCGTGATAGAGAAGCCACTATCGATATGACACCACGAGAATATAGAAATATTATGGATAATATCAATTTTGATGAACTTTATTATAACACGGTGCATACTGACTATTTTAATCTATTACTAATTAAGTTAAGAAATGCCAAAATTTAATGTAATAATATTTGCAGATACGCCAGTTCAAGATACCAAGACTAGAAACTATGGAGCTTATCGATTGGCATCTCATATTAGAGATAATGGGTACACTTGCCTTGTGGTTAATTTTTCTTCAGCAATTGACGGAGAAATGTACAATGAAATATTAAAAAATACAGTCGGAGAAGAAACCTATATGGTTGGGTTTTCTACTACTTTTATGCCTATGCGCATTCCTGGCGAACCATTAAGTACAGAAGTGCCCGGTAGAGATAGAAGAGAAACTGATATACTTAGATTTGATACAGAGTCTATGTATTCAAAAAGATTAATTGATGAGATTGCCGCAGGTCGCCAGGCCCCATGGTTTGACTGTATTAAAAATTTAAATTCAAAAACTAAAATTGTATTTGGTGGGTCTGGAATAGGATTTTTTACAGATTTTCAAGACGTAGATAATTTTATATACGGCTTATCAGAAACAATGGTTATTGATTACCTAGATTCAGTAACCGGTCGTTCTAAGAAAAGACTATTCAATAAAGTTCTTGATTACGATTATAAAGCACAACTTCCGGTGTGGGATTTTAGAAAAAGCAAAACATCATACACTGACTACGACTTTATTACTCCCAACGAAACGCTTTCTTTAGAGGTAGCTCGCGGATGCAGATTCAAATGTACATACTGCTCTTATCCTCTCATAGGGCAAAAAAATATAGACGATTATCTAAAATACAAAGAAGTATTAAAAGATGAATTGCTAGAAAATTATAATCGTTGGGGAATAACACAGTATTACATTATGGATGATACCTTTAATGATACTACAGAAAAATTACTAATGTTTAAAGAGGTAGTTAATTCGTTACCTTTTAAAATTAAGTTCTGGTGCTATACAAGATTAGACTTATTAGCAGTACACCCTGAACAGATTACGTTACTTAAAGAAATAGGTCTAGAACAAACTTATATGGGAGTTGAAACATTTCATCCAGGCGCAGGAAAAGCAGTTGGAAAAGCGATGAAGGCCGAAAAAACAAAAGAAGCTCTTGCTAAATGCAAAGAAGTATGGGGTAATGATGTACACATCCAAGCAGGTTTTATGGTAGGACTTCCGACCGAACCGGAAGAATCTATTGCATCTACTTGTGATTATTTGCGAGATCCAGAATGTCCTATACACGAATCTTGGGTGTTTCCGATAAACATCTTTGATGGAAAAGATACTACTGAGCACGGAAACCACTGGATATATAAGAGTGAGTTTGACAAGAATTACGATAAACACGGATATTACTTTGGAGAAATTAAAACAGCATACGATAGAGTCAGCTGGAAAAAGAAAGAAGACTGTAGCGGAATATATACATTTGAACAAGCCACCGAATTAGCCGCTTCGTACGATCGATCAGTACCTAAAAGAATATACACGGGTGATTTTTATAAATCGTCTCTCAATCATCCTATACTTTCAAATAGAGAATTAACAAAGAACATGTCACAGCAGGAATACAAAGATCTGCTAAACTCTATAGACATGACGAAATTATATTTTGACACAGTTATAGAACAATATTTTACCCCACTACTAGAAAAATTAAAGAATGACAATACCTCTAGAACAAATTAATTATTTCGGGCAACAAACTTTACTAGATAATCCTAGATTTAATGTTAGTTGGATACTAGGTAGATTTTGTAACTATAATTGCTCTTACTGTTGGCCATATGCTCGAAACGATACCCCGGACCATGAATCGTTGGACATATATAAAAACACTATAGATGAAATCAAAAGACAAGCAAGACTAAATGGTTTTACTGAGTTTCATTGGAGTTTTAGTGGCGGCGAACCTACTGCCTATAAAAATCTACTAGAGTTAATCAAATATCTAGACGAACTAGAATCTCCGTACCAATCAGTACATATGACTACCAATCTAAGTCCTAGTTTAAATTGGTGGAAACGATGGCATATATCGACAGAAATGTTACAAAGAAGGAGCATTACAGCCAGCTTTCATGCAGAGTTTGCAAAGGAAAATGAATTCAGCGATAAGTGCCTACAGCTCATGGAAGATTTAGTGCATGTCACTATTAATCAAGTTATGGTTCCTGATAAGTTTTTTGAAACCTTGGAAAGATGTAACAGATTTCGATCTAAAGGAATCAACGTTACCCTTAAACCGCAGAGTAACAATACTGCTACTGCCATTGTTGACGGCTACACGCCCGAGATGATTAGAATTATGCAAGACGATTTTGAACAGCAAGAAGGGTTTCAGATTAGATTAACTGACGGAATTAACAACTACTATATTGATCAAGCTGAAAGATTCAACGCATTAGGATTCAATAGATTTAAGAACTGGAAGTGCTCTGCAGGATTCCAAGGACTAATTATCCGAGGAAATGAAGTTAAACGAGGGTATTCTTGCAAAGAAGAATCTATAGGAACATTAACAAATTTTAGTTTATTAAAAACTCCAAGTTTGTGCGTTACAGACTCTTGTGTAAGCTCTGCAGACAGTAAGATGCCCAAGCATAAATAAAGGTATACCGGGATTAATAATGCTTGAAATTCTACAACAAAAACTGCTGTCATGGACTCCAGAATTGTCCGATTCTTTCTACAACAATGTTGCTAGGGTCAATCAAGATGGCGACCGCATGTGGGAAATTGCTCCTACTGGGTTTTTTCTAATCGGTGCAGGAAAAGCAGAATATCGCGATTATAATGGAAAAACCTATTCATTAGAGTACGGCGATAGAACTGAATTATATATTAGAAAAAAACAACTCAGTGATCTCTCAGATACAAATAAAACTGTCGCTATTGAAAAACCAACATTGATAGAATTACATAGTATAATGGGATTGGTGATAACTTATGTTGAGCAATCTCGTCCATATAATAGCTACGGTATACCTTTTGAAAATTTAATAGCAGTAGAAGATAAATTAACAGCTCTTCGAGAAATATTTCCTAAGTTTTTAATGGCTTCAGAACAGCTAATCCAAGTCATTGATATAGCGGCAGGCGATCTGAAATCTCACACATATCCGCTAAGTTTAAACGGAAATCCGTTTTATGATCCAGTAACAAAAAATATTTTCTGGGCAGGACCCATGAAGTTTACATATTCGAGAGAGGAATATCTTGAAAGATTTAAACTTATGACAGAAAATATAGAAAATCTTCTAGGCGTCGAAGGATCTGGATTTAAAAATGAAATGGTCAACATAGTAAACACACAATGCTCAATACATCAATATCCTTAATTAATATTTCTATAGAAGAAAACAACGAAGTCATTTTGTCAATGAACGCTCCCTATCCTCTCTTAGGAAGCATTATGGAAGCATTTACTAAGCCTGGCAGAAAAATAAAATATAATATCGACGGAAACATAATAGTTGAGCCCGGCCATGATAATCGAAAAGATGTAGACGTGTGGGACCAGTATCATATTCTTACGTCGGATCCTAAACACAGATCTAAAAGAGTTTATGGAATGGTACAAGAAGCTAAGAATTTATACAATCAATATCTGCAAGATGTTGCATCTATGAAGCTTCAACAAGATCAAATTGATGAAGCAAGTATGGTACGCCAAGAAGCTGAGCTACATCAAAGAATGATAGATATGGAAAAAGAATACTCTGAGATGGTGTTATTCCAAAAAAATCTTACAGAAGAACAAAAACAGCGTAATTTAGCAGAGCAGTTTAGACAAGACGAAAATCGTATTGCCTTAGTAAGAGCAATAACATTAGATACAACTGCATCACTAGATGCGTTACAATCAGAATTTGGTCAGAGTGTGGATATTCGATCAGCTGTTGCAAATGCAATGTCTTTAGACCCAGAAGTTTGTAGAGCAGTAGCTAGATTAGATTCAAAGTATTGGTTGGGAAGTTACGAAATAATGGCAGTCTTAAGTGAACAATGTGAAAATGATCACGTTCTAGCTTCAATTATTGCATCTAGTCTACCAGACGATAGTGTATTAAAAAATTTACTAATTAATATGGGTTGGGCTACGTAAACACTTTGACATTATAGGTGTTTTGAAATTCTAACGCATCGTTGGCATCATTAACCATCGGCTTGCCTTTAATGTTTAAGCTGGTGTTCAACAACATAGGACATCCTGTCCGAGCATACCATAATTCTAAGAGTTCTCTAAACTTGCTTCCGTCTTTTGGAACAGTTTGCACACGAGAAGTCCCGTCAGCATGAACGATAGCAGGAAATAGCTCAGGAACCCTACAGCGAGCGACGACTTGCATATACCTACTATCACTCCAACCGCTAGGCATATCAAAGTAAGTGTCGCATAGCTCCTCCAAAATTGCGGGAGCAAATGGTCTAAATTGTTGTCGTTGTTTAATTGCATTTACTGTTTCCTTAATGTCTTTGCCACGGGGATCGGCTAACAAACTTCTATTGCCTAATGCACGAGGACCGAACTCTGCTCGACCTCTAGCAACACCGCATATCTGGTGTTGTTCTAAATAGGACACTATTTCATGATTAGTTACGTGACTTCCCATATCGTGCCCAAGGAAGGGAGTAAATTCTCCAGTGCGCATCCTCCAATTTGGGTTTGCGGCCAGCACCGCTCCTATAGCACTACCACTGTCCCCGGGCGCAGGCATAATCCAAACGTTGTTAAAGTACTTGCCTGCCAGGCGATTAGCTACACAGTTTAATGCGCACCCGCCCGCAATAACAAGATTAGGCGTAAGATCTACATCTTGACTGGCACACATTAATATTCTTTCAAATATCATTTCATAGATATATTGTGTAGCCGCCGCAATATCAAATATATCTTGTTCGGTAGTTAAGTCGGGCCTCCAATCTAGGCATCCTCTATGCAGATTTTGCTTGAGACGGAAGATATGTCCCCAGTCATCATTTGGCAAACTTATAAAATCGGAAAGCATTTCTTTCCATAGTCTTTTAGGATTTCCGTATGCGGCCATTCCCATAAGAATATATTCTTCTTCGTTGGGTTTTAGTCCACAGCGTTGTGTCATAGCACTATAAAATAAACCAATGCTATTAGGATAATCTAAACTATAAACTTTATGTAATTCTTCTCCTACGCCAGACCAAATGCTAAGAGACTCATATTCTCCAATTGCATCTATGACAACGATGCATGCACTATTAAACCCACTGGTATGGTAGCCGCCTGCGGCATGACTCTTGTGATGGCTTACATATTTTATTGGAGTACTAGGAAGATATTCTTTTAGATATCTTTTTATGTTGTTTTCTTTGTAGCGCCAACCTTGTCCTGCCTCGAGTTGTCTAAAAGTTTTAACTAATGGCCGCTCGTACCAAACTACTTGATCTGGTGTAAGACCCTTATAATGTAAATCGTATATTAGATCTTTATCGAGGTCTGGATCGTTTTTAATTCCGCTCCATCTTTCTGTTTCAGAAGCAAATACCAGTCGTTCATTAGCAAACACAGCAACTGCCGCATTATGACTGTTAGCTGATATCCCCCAAGTAATCATTTGTAGATAAATGGGTCGCGCTTACGCAATTCTTTAATATGTTGGCGAGTTTTATACCAGCGCCAGGGAGTCGTTAATATTCTTATAAGCCAGTTCATATTGTTCTTTTAACCATTCGTAATTGTTAATCTTACTTATTTCAGCTACGTTCTCGAGGCCAAATTTTCTGCCAGACAGCGCCCCTGCATAGCCTTGCGCTCCAAACGGAACATGTGTGTTTAACTGACACCAAAAATATAACCTAGCTTCGCTTTCTGTATCTACTTGGCCATCGATAACTTTGCTAGAGAGTTTGGCACACTCTCTAAAAGCACTTCGCCAAGTACTAAATGCATCTGTATTGAATGCTGTGATATTACTAACTTCTTCCATGGCTTTAAACTTGGTGCTGATGCTGGTTGTCATATCTGGTTTTGATATATCCATTTTTATCGTGAGTTTTTTAGGTAACAGTTTAACTCCGCCGTAGCCATATTCTAAGTTATTAAGCGGGTTTCGACTGCGCCACACATGCACACATTCTAAATCCCATTCGGGTACTTTATAATCAAAGTTGAAAGAATCTAGAATATGAGCATCGCCGTCGACGACCCAAAACATTTCAGTAAAGCTCTTACGGGCGGCCGCCACGTGTGCTTGATGTATTCCTTTAACATCCTTAACACGCTTTACTAAAGGAAATCGTGATTTAACCCGCTGATAGTTGTCCTCAGCGTTTGGTTCTCCGTAACTAATAAAAATTATATCATACACGATTGAGCCTGTAAAATTCGTCAAAGGTGTTAACTACATAGGCGCTTGTATCTGCATTGAGTACAGGCACACTGATAAAATCTTTTGTTTTTATTTGATACATTTGAATTAGTTCTAAGGGATCTATGCCGGCTATTCTACTAAACATTTCATTTAGTACTTCAAAATCTCGGACATTGGTAATGTCCCAATCAGTACACATAGTAAGGTAAACGCCTTGCCACGCACCGACTATTGCCCACGCACCTTGATCAGCATGTATACCCAACGTGAGCCACTGCTTTAGCCTATGTAGGTTCTCCCACCATATGACTTCCTTAGCGTTCTTGCCTTGTTCTAATCGTATGCCGCGATCTAAACACATCTTTACACCTTCACGAAATCCTGCTCGCCATGCTTGTAATGGAGTTGTGTTTATAATCGTATCTGAGTAACTAACAGTAAGCGGATAATAACCAGCTTCCCAACAAAAGTCTACCTGACCTTTGTCTTCCTCTGCGGCCTCGTGTGTTTTCATATTAAGCACAAAGTCTTTACGCCATGCCTTGAGACTGCCGTTGCCGTAACGCAAGCCGTTGATGTTATTGCGACCTGGCCAGTTAAATGCCTGTGCATTTGGATAATTGTCTAACTCAATTTCTAAATCCCAAAACTTAGGATTAACAATATTGTCTGCGTCCACAGTAACAAACCACTCTGTTTCGCTCAGGTTGGCCGCAGCCTTGTGGCAAGCATCACTACCTTTAACTCCGTGAACACGTTTTGCCCACGGAGCTTCATATAGCAACTTGGCATAGTTTAGTTCTGCATTTGGTTCATCATAAGAGATGAACACGCAATCTAGTTCATTGATTTTTAGTAGAGACATAAACTGAAATAGGTGTTGGCCCTGTATATGGTAATAAAATTGGTATTCCTTCTATTAAGTCGTCTACTTGTATTTCTTGACAGTCATACAAACAATAAGGATTACCCTTTTCTGTAATATGTATATTATACATTACTCCTTTAACTAATGTCAATCTTTCAATATTTTCTTGATTGGTAAGACTGTCAAAATGATCTTTATCGTAATGCAATTTTAAAACGTTGTTATCTAGCAAAGCTATTATTGCACAGTCTGCAATAAAATTTTCATAAGGTCTTAAGGATTTAACTGTTTCTAAGTCGTCATTTTTAACCAATTGACTCATGAACATGCGCTTACGTCTAAATCCTGTAATTTTTTCATTTTCAATTAGAGGATAGAACTCATATAGGTTTTTAAAATCAACAAAAAATGGTTTTATTAAATTCCAATCAACCTCTAGTATAGAACATCCGGGCTCTTCTGTATAATGTTGCCCCATTGACTTAATTTCTAATGTAGAAGAATCAAACTTTACATAATATCTTTGTACTTGTTCCATACTTTCTCCTCTAACATGTTAATCAAGCCATCGCTTATTAGATCTTTCTTGGTATAATGCAAAATATCTTGTTGATGATATGGTCCTATTTTTACATTAAAATCTTTGTTATAATAAAAGGCAATGTAGTCCGGCCAATTAACGCCATCGACAAACCCTTGACTTTTTGGTTTCATGTGAGTAAATCTAGGAAACGGCATTTTAGGATCGCTCATGTCTTCTACTATGTCTAACATTTTGGCGGCTAGGGCGCATGCTTCGTCTGTAGGAATACTTTCAAAATTGCAACCAGTTAATTGATCTTTCCATGTTTCTGGGTAGTCAGTTAACGCTCGCATGATATCCCAAAATTTAGATGTTTCCCTACTCTGTTTAAAATAGAGCCATCCCGAATAAAAATCTGGTAAATTATTATCAACAAACGCTTGCCGATAATATTTGCTGGTCATTGTCTCACCTCGGAATGTCATAGGACGAGTAGCACACCATAAATCGTGTTTCTGCATGTACGGCCACCAGTGGCTCACATCATTGAGGAAAAGGAAATCGCTATCAATGAATACTGTTTCTTTATAAGGAGTATGTTCGTAAGCACGTGATCTTGCGTTCATACCTTTAGGACCTTCGTAATCAATGATGCTATCAAAAACCCAAGACAACTTTAAAGATTGTGCATTTTGTACATGGGTGGTGGCTATGCTTACATTATTATATCCGTCTGGCTGAGTCAATTTTATAGTCAACGCAGTAACATAGGCCAATCTTATATAGTTGGTTTCTTTGGTACTATTGGCTATCATAAAATAGCCTTTGTCTAAAAGTTTATCAATCATATAAATTTAAAAATGTATCTATTTTTTTCAGTAAATCTAGTTTGTTCATCATGTGAATATCTTGATTTTGCGTTTTAACTAATATGTTTTGCTCCCCAACAATCCATGTTAGATCTTTTTTAGCTATTATTTTTTCCACGGCCTTCTTACCAACTAATGAATCTTGATCATTAAACAATATGGGACTAGGCAAGGCTATATAATATTGATCAGCGCCAAATCCTCCCATAATATGACATGCTACTGTAAATGCATAGTCGTTACGGAATCTCCTGGTATCAAAATGATAAAGCACTCCATACCATTCCCAGTTTTCGCGAATGTGTTCTACTAGATCAAAAAGAATTTTATTTTCGGGAGTTTTGTTGAATATAATATTTGTTGCCCACAGCATGCGAAGACTTGCTGGACCGAACGTGACTTTACTTCCGGGTCTATTGGGGCATAGATCTTTCATGTTTTCGCATATCATAAAATTGTAACCACTATCTAAATAATCTTTTAGACGATTACTGAATACTAAAAAATCACTGTCGATTAATAGTGTACGATCATACGGAGTAAGATCGTAGATTTTATTTCTGTTGGTGTTTTTAAAAGCAATGGCTTCTCCGGACAGCATACGTGAGTTACCTGTGTCTTCTATTTCAGTTATAATGATTTGATCAAAAATACTGTGATCAACCCGCTTCGAAGTATCTTCATCTGTTATAAGACTAACAGGTATATTAAGATATTTCTTAACTAACCGAGCTGACAGAGCCGCTTGAGTGCCGTAGGCTATATCGCCGTCGTAGGCAAATATACAACAACCTTGGTTCATAAATCCACCAATTTTGCCGCAGATCTTTTTTGTTTGATTTCGTTATAGTCTGTTAGGTATTTGTTGGTAACTTCAAAATATGTACCAACTACCCTTGCTTGGAATTCATCTAGGTCTTCAATTTCAACTGGATATCCGTTGTCATCTAAAATAACAGCAGATCCGTATTCTTTGATAGCTGTTACAAATCCAATAAGTGTTCGATCAACAGTAAACATGCCACCATTGTAGCCTATGATAAGATCTGCGTGAGCTTTGTCTTTTAACCGCTGTCTTTCAATACCAAGAGTCTGTCGATAATCAGCATGTTCTAATGCCTTGACTAATCTTTCATCCATTTTGCGCCTTTAATTAAAATGACGGCTGTATTCCTGGGTAGCTTAGAGCGTTAGTTCTGACGCCGTCAGTGTAATTATACGCATGGCTCTGACCAACCTGTTGAATATTGAATGGATATCTAGTGGTTTGTGATAGGCTTAAATTACCATCAGAGGTGTAGTTATTAGAGCCACCTAATCCAGTGTGGGCAGTAACTACTGCAGAAACGACCCAAATAGATTTCGCGGCAAGCAAATTACTACTATCCAGACCGAGCCACATTTCTATATAACTACTGGTATAATTTGGGTCGCCACCAAAACATTTCATAGACAATGCTGTTCCAGGATTGGATATTGGGTCTGGATTTACTAACATATTTCCGCCATAGACTCCGGAAGACACGTTCGAATATATAGTAGCATTATAACCGGTAACTTGCCCAGTTTGAGTAAAAGAATTTCTAGAAAGTGTAAAGGTACCAATACCACTTAACAAATCTACCCAATTTTGATTAATAGGAGCGAATGGAGGAGATGCTGTGGGAACGAATCCAAAATTCCAAGATATAGTCCCGCCCGCGTTCCAAAAACTTCTAAAGGCGGCATTATCTGCGAAATCAATCTGATAACCAAATCCATGGATCAAAGTCCATGTTATATTACCGCTATGTGCAGTCCATGAAGATGCAGTTAATTTGGTCGGAGAAACTGTAGTTCTATTTGCATAACAGTAGTCAACAGCCGCACTTAGACCTGTATAGTCTGACTGTGTAACATGATACTTTTCAGTAACTGGTACTCTAGATGGAGGTTGATATCTTGTATTGGCAATGTGTTGATAGCAAACGTCAACGTCTTGAGCAATCTGATCGTATTCAATACCGGTGATCGTGTCATTGGTATTTACGATACCGCTTATAATACCCTGATTCCACCCTAAGTCGACTATGGAACCATCAGGGGCTCCAAGCACCGTTGCAACTTTGTTGTGTAATGCGTTCCAATCGTTATGATTCACTGGAGTTGTTCCGCCTACTGACGGCGCGGACTGAACCAATAAGGTAAACGTACCAGATGCTGTATTACTGGCCGAATCCGTTCCTGTAACTGTATATGTAGTGGTTTGTGAAAACGCACTAGGTGTTCCAGTAATAGCACCATTGGAGGTATTAAAACTCATCCCTGCTGGAAGACTTGGGTTTATGCTATACGTGACAGTTCCTGCACCGCCAACGAAGGTTACTGGAGTAAATGATGTCGCTTGTCCTGCTGTGATGATTTTTGATGTAACTAATACTGACGGCGTTATTATATTACCAAGCGCCGCTACTGTTTCTGCAATAGTTGAAATCGCGCTGGTTAAATTATGATTGGGATATGCAATATTGGCCGCCGCCCAATCGCCACCTTCATCTAGTTTGATATACTTAACTCTATTATTTCCTAATTCTGATTGTAGAGTGTTAATGAAATTGTCAGTGAGAATTGACGGAACTAATGTATCATTGATGTTGTTTACAAAAATAAATTTCACACCAGAATTTTTTACAGCAGTACGCCATGGTCCAGGACTTGCCAGAGATCCATACTTGTATCTAGGTGAAGCCGCTTGTAACGCTGTACTATTATTAACAGCGTTTACATAATTATTAACTATATCCTTAGCAGTCTGAGTTATGTTCGTTGGCCCAATATTTTCCAGTGTTACATGGTCTAAATCCATAGGACCTACTACTGGGCAAATAGCAGTGATAGGACCTTGTCCGTAATCATTGATATACTTCATACCAGCATAAGCTACCAAGTGTCCGCCTGCACTTTCTCCAGCAATGATGAGTCCATAGGTGTTGGCTCTAGCTGAAATTGTATTCCATACTGAACTATAACTAGACCCGGCGTTGGCGGTCGTACAAAATCTTATGATAGTTTCGATATCATCAGCGCCGGCTGGATGATAGTTAGCGGTACTACTACCACCTGTAGGAATATAATTAGTATCAGTTGTAGCCAATCGATAATTGCAGTTAACAACATAATAGCCTTTCTGTACCAGTTGTCTTATTTGATCTTCATCATTAATCCAGTTGCCCCCCTGACTTGTTGTAAACCCGACAGGTCCTTTGGCACCCCCTACCCATCCGCCACCGTGAACCCAAACGATAACTCCTTTTGGGGTACCACTCTGCACTTCCCAGAAGTCACATTGTTGTATCGCATCAGATCCGTAGGCTACATTACGTGTGATACCATATGACGAACCTGGAGTGATCGCTAAAGAAAACTGTGCAGTCGCTGACACGCCTCCTCCTGTAACTGTAACAGTATAAGTAGTCGACACTTGAGTTCTCACAGTTCTTCCTGTAATTTCGCCAGTCTTATTATTAATATGTAAGCCTGTATCAAAGTAAACTGGACTACCAGCACTACCTACGTTAGAAGTATAACCTGGCGAGATGGTCCAGGTTAGCTTGCCTGAATCTGTTGGAAATTGTAACACTGAACCATCTGTTATCCCTGCTCCAAAGATTCCGTCTCCTACTTTAAAGTTATCGACTGGCGTTGCAGATACTAAATGAAAGTAGGCTACATCAGTTCTTCCGGCTATTGCTTCAATCCAACATTGTGCAGTACCATCTAAGGAACTTAAGGGCAGAGCAGGACTGATGGTATAAACCAATTGTCCTACTCCGCCTGATCCTACTACGGGAGTAAATTTTGCCACAGTGTCTGTTTTGATAGTTGTTGAAGGCAATGCCACAGTTGCAGTAGGCGCAGGCGGCCAATATGCATACAAGGTTCTATTTGGTGCACCTTGAAGTAGTCCGGTGTCGTATAGCGGGTTGACAACGTTATAACCGCCGTCCTGCATAGTGCCTTCTTTACCGTGGTCGATTAAGTACTGTTGTGCATCTGCTTGAGTAGTTGTTGGGAATAACTCTAACAAACATGCTAACAGTCCTGTGACCTGCGGGCTTGCCATTGATGTTCCGTTAATCTTAACCTGATAGTAATTGCTATTTCTAGTGTCAGCAACAGCGCCGCTGTAGGTGGTATTATTAAAAACTGAGCTTGTAATGTAAGAACCAGGAGACCATACATCGATTCTAGGACCTGTTTCAGAATATCCTGATTTGATATCAATGTAGGAAGAACTTAGAGCACCAACTACAATACCATTAGAAACTGTAGTAAATGTTCCTCTATTATAGTAATATGTCGTTCCAGAAGTTACAAGACTATTATTATAATCAGGATCAGTTGTAGATTGATCGTCTCTGGCTATCTTTGTAGAATAATTACCAGCGGCACTGACTACTATGATTCCTGCATTAATACAGTCTTGTAATTGTGATTCATATGCAGGATATCGGTATAGTATTCTAACCTGAGTATTACTATAAGTTGGAAAACCATAACCATTAAGGGTAGCTACACTAAATCCGCCCGACGGTGCTGTGTAAGTAATTCCTCTGTAGGTAACCGAACTGATAGTAGATATATCAATAACTTTTTGAATGACCCAACTGTTGTTTATAATGGTCGGATTTCTAGTACCAGTCGCAGGGTTAACCGCCTTGTTCTGGTGCCAATATTTTATGTACTCAAAAAAGTATCCGTTAATAAACTGATTAGTGGTAAAGTTAAAAGCATTGCTATCATTGCCATATGGATATATGTTGTAGATGTTGGCGCTCCTTGCCCAACCGTTAGTATTACCACATGCAATGCCAGCGACGTGAGAACCGTGCATATTGTTGGATTCTAAGGCCACGGTCGCTCCTTGGGATTGACGATATGGGGTGTATATGTAATTGCCGTTAGTCGATCCCCAAAGTCCGTTACTAAGACTTAACCAGTTAAATTGATTATACCGACTCCCACCACTACCATCCGAGTTAACCGCGTACTCTGGGTGCGCCGGATCAGCGTGGCCATCTACAATTACTACGTCAACGTTAGTGCCGCTAAATGGAATATTCACAGTTGCTGATACATCGAATAATTGTTGAGGACTGTCACTTCCCCACTGAAATCTTTGAACACCTTCCACTGCCCTTAAGATGCCCCAATTGTTGTCTCCTTGAGCAGTTGTATAACCTCTACTCCATAAATTAGAAGTTTGTGTGTAACCGCCAGCAGGTACAGCTTCGATTCCTAAATCCTTCATGGTTCTAGTTATTTCCCACACCCTTGGATCTTGCCTTAATAATTCAGCTTCTGCTTCAGTCATCATGTAATGAGTGGAACGACTGGCAGTTGGATTTAAACAGCAATCAACAGCTCGATCAGGCACGCATTCGCTACCGCCGGAATTTATAATTTCGTCGTGTAGTGCCGGCTTGTCTTCAATGTTGTGTACAATTACAATGTATTCAATTAATTCGTTCATGTTATTCCTTAGGTCAAGAAGCCGTTGCTGGAAGTGGCCGCACCAGCCGCCCATGTATATGGATATTTTTGAGTTATAGTTAATGCAACGTTACCATCAATTTCATCGGGGCCTCCAGCAGTTCCCACGTGGGTATCGATTAGAGATATCTTCAAATTCATTGTTGTGGCTCCATTACCAGCTTGGGCATCTAACCATACTTCAGTTTGATAATAATTATTGGTATAATTTAAATCCTGATCATATACCTTTGTAAATATTGACGGCACGGTTGAAAAGCCGCCTATACCGTTAGTATTATAAACAGTTCCTGCCCAAGTAGCACCTACTTGACCCGAGGCTGTTGCTGTAATATAGATAAATCCCGAATTGGCCAAGAGATTCGTCCAGCCTTGATTCTGTGGTGTTGATGAACCTGCATATCTAGATGTGTTCCAATAAATTTGTCCACCAGCATTCCAAAAAGCGTTAAACTGGGTAGCATTTGCCCAAGACCATGTATACGTGGCTCCCAATGAAGATGTCCATGTGTATGCCTGGGTGTTACTGAATATGTTAGATGTAGTCAGTTGTGAGGAGGCGGCCGTGGTTTTATTTGTGCTAATGTAAGATTGGGCGGCAGCGACGTTGGTTAAATCAGCTTGGGTTATTTGTGTTCCTGCATTTCTAATAGGTAATGAAGAATTTGATCCCGTAATATGTGTATAACAAAAATTAATATCGTCTTTAAGAACGTTATAGTGAGTATGATTAATCTGCTGTGTGCTGTTAACCTGCGCACTTGTTACACTAGATGCTTTGTTCCATCCGTAAGCAGTTCCGCTCGGAGCTCCCATAATATTAGCTATAGAAGATTGAATAGGATTCCAATCTGATGCGTATATTTTTCCCATATTATTTCCTTACGATATACTGTTAGTAACGTTAGATGCAGTGGGGGATTTGTTAAACGCATAATAGGTGTTAACGGTCCATGTAAAATCTGCATCAATGAAATCTGAATTTTTTGCCTTAGGTGGAGAAGTATGAGGATCTGTCATTGTTGCTGTTATTGTAAATCCCTTGCAGTTAAATGCATCAGCACCACCGTATGGTGTTATTGTTATTTTATACAAGTTACCTGTATAGTTTGCGTCTGTGGCTAAGATTTTAAAAGCGGTACCTGCATTAGCACCTTGTTGGCCGTTTTGCAAGATATTATATAGCCCGCCATTTGGAAAACTGCCGTTACGTGTTTGATTTTCTTGTGTTGCCGCTACATTTCCAAGAACCACCACTCCCGTAGATTGCAACAGCTGGCTCCAAGAATTTGTTTGAAGTGTGCCGCTGCCTCCTTGGAAACCTGCACCAATAGTTATGAAACCACCTAAATTACCCCAACCACGGAATTCAGCATTACTGCCCCAATCTAGTGTTACGGTGTGTATCCTATACGCCGACCATGTAGTTCCGTCGCTGTATGAATCTGAATTTATTTGAGATAAATTTGCAAGACCAACTGTGTTACGATTGGCGTATGCAGTATCTGTTTTTGAAGATAGCGGTGTAAGGTCTCCTGTTTTGATTAGTTGACCTTGACTAAATGTAGTTAGACCAGAATCTAATGTGGTTTGATGAGTAAAAATAGTGTTTAAGTCGCCGATCATCAAGTTGGCATCTTGGCCGTAGACTCTTTTACCAGGCTGAACTTGTACGCTACTTACAGTAAGATTATAACCAAGATCCAATACAGACGGACTAGGTGGCCCTAATATTGCCCCTATCTTTGATTGAATATTGTTGTAACTAAGTGCTACTACTTTGCTGGTTGCCATATATTTTTAAACCCTAAAACTTTCTCCGCATCCGCAACGATCCCTTTCATTTGGATTATTAAATTCAAATCCTTCATTTAGTCCGTTGCGTACCCAATCCATTGTTAATCCTTTTAAGTAAGGTTCATCCTTTGCACTAACCAACACTACAAAATCTTGGTATGCATAATTTGTGACTCCTACTTCAGATCTGTATTCGTCTACGTATTCCAGTACATAAGCCAATCCACTGCATCCGGTGGTTTTAACACCTATCCTAATACCAACCCCCTTACCACGTTTGGCCAGGTTTTGTGATACTTTTTTGACTGCGTCAGATGTTAAAATGATCATTATATGCTACAATAAATACCTATAACATATTTAGTAGAATAAGAGGCAAGCGAAAAAAATGTCAAAACACGTTCCTAAAGCACTTTATACCAGAAGTGAAATCCCAATCGCAGACGAAATTATGGCCAATCAACAGGGGTTGCTTGACGATTTCATGGCAGGATTTGCCAGCCTAGAAGATGCTCGCGATGTACATTGTCAACCTGTAATGGAAGAAGAGTATACTGGTGTAAGCAATGATTATGAAACATCAAAAAACAAGTATCTAGTATCAAGAGATCCTACGACTAAAAAGTGGAGCCCCAATCCAAAAGGTTGGATGGTTAAACAGTTTAGATTTGACGACGGATACGGAAATAGAATGTATGCCCATAGCGAGGAAGATTACAAAAAATTTCCAACAGCTACAAACATGTTAAAAAAATACAACGATATATGCCCTATAATGAATTATAGTTTAATTGGGCCTTATACAATTTTACAAAGACATACTGGCCCAGAAAACAGAGATGGAAAATTTATTAGAGTACATATACCGTTAATAATTCCCAAAGGCGATATCTTTTTAGAAGTCTACGGAAATGAAGTTGAATGGACTGATTTGTTTGCGTTTAACAACCAACTACAGCATAGTGCCCATAACTATAGTTCAGAATGGAGACTGGTATTTTTGTTTGATTTAGATGCAAGGGCAATTGGTGCTGTTCCGGGGGATCCCTATGATCCGGAGCTTGAAGCAAATACTCCTCCTTTTGTTAGAGGATGGCGGTATGATCTCTGATCAATTTAGAACACAGGGGTTTGAAGTCATTCCAAATTTTTTATCTGACGAAGAGGTACAGTTAGCAATAAAAGAGTATAAAAAAAGCAGTCCTACCGCCAATAAAAACTATGAATTACCACCTTGTACACTAACATTGATTAAAAAAATTAAATCTAAAATAGAGGCGGTGGTAAAAGATATTGAAGGTATTGATCTTTGGATTAATGGGTTTTTTGTAAACACAGAAATTATTAACTGGCCTTGGCATCAAGATCATGAACCCTATTACATGTTGCAACAAACACGTAATTATATCAACATGTATATTCCATTAGTTAAGGCAGATCCTAACTTGTCTGGACTTTGTGTTGTTCCATTAGACAAGTTAGATTTATCTGAGATAGGCGCATCGAGATACGAGCCCGATGAAACAGGTACAACAGTTTATAATGATACTACCGGAGACGTATTTAAAGTTTCTGTAAATATTGAGGATATCAAAGAAACTCCTCAATTACATGTTGGGGATCTATTATTACTTAGGGGTGGAGTAATTCATAGAACACAGGATAATCTAACCAATCGGATAGCGATAAGTATAAGATGCACTGATAGTTCTAAGCCTATATCTAAACATGTGATGCTATCGGGCTGTGAACTGAAACAGAAAATGATAAAATCTAATCAGTATGTATACGATAAGATGATCTCTAAATTTGGGGATAAAGAAATTATCTCGGCGGGCGAATTATTTGAAGGAGTTGGCGAATGGCTTACAGTGACAAAGTAATAGATCATTATGAAAATCCTCGTAATGTTGGAAGTTTTCCAAAAGAAGACACTGATGTAGGTACAGGTATGGTTGGTGCGCCTGCCTGCGGTGATGTAATGAAACTACAAATAAAGGTAGACGAAGATGGTATTATTAGAGATGCTCGTTTCAAGACATATGGATGCGGTTCAGCAATCGCCAGTTCGTCGTTGGTTACAGAGTGGGTTAAGGGTATGCATATTGATGATGCTTCTAACCTTAAAAACTCCCAAATCGCCGAAGAATTAGCGTTGCCTCCGGTGAAGATACATTGTTCAATCCTAGCAGAAGATGCTATCAAAGCCGCGATAGCAGACTATAAAGAAAAACATAAATGAAAATAGCGGTAATAGGGGCAGGATCAGCTGGAGTGATCTCGGCCGCACAGTTATGTGCCAATGTGCCTAACGGATTTGAAATTACTAACATATACGACCCCAACACAAAGATACTAGGCATCGGTGAAAGCACTAACAGCGGATTGATCACAGTCTTAGAACAAGCCTGTGGGTTCAGCTTCATGGACGACCTAGATGCTATGGACAGCACTCTAAAGTTTGGCAATAAGTTTATAGACTGGAGATCAGACGATTGGTTCAATCCCTTGCTTGACGGCGGCGTCGCGATACACATCAACAATTTTAAACTAAAAGACTTTGTATTTCCCCGTCTTGCAGAACGCTTTCCTTTAAAGTTTAAAACCGTGGAAGGCCTAGTAGACGATATTGTCAGCACAGGTAACGGAGTAGATGTTATTGTAAACGGCGTTGCCCATCATTTTGATCATGTTGTAGATACCCGTGGATTTCCCGAGGACTACTCTGGATATCATATTGTAACCAGCCTTCCGTTGAATCACGGTATCATTCATACAGAATATAAACCCGGTGACTGGCAATACACAGAACATCGTGCTACTGCAAATGGATGGATGTTTGGCATTCCTTTGAAGCATCGCAGAACTTACGGCTACCTATTCAATGACACAGTTACGCCTGTGGAGCAAGCCTATGAAGACATTTGTCGTATATTCAACGTAGATGTTGACAATGTTGGCCGTCTTGAAGGTCAAATAGAATACGAATTCAAAAGCTACTATGCTAAGAAAGTCTACGAAGGCGGCATACTTAAGAATGGTAATCGTGCTATTTTCTTTGAGCCTATCAGCGCCAGCAGTATCTATTTTTATGTCTACACCAATTACATATTCATAGAACATCTCAAAGGCAACATAACACAAGCAGAATTGAACGAGCGATTTGTAGACTACGCACAACAGCTAGAAGATATGATATGTTTCTTCTATCACGGCGGAAGCACATTTGATACTCCGTTTTGGTCCATGGCCAAAGAGCGTACTACTGAGCACCTAATGAAAAGCAAGAACTTTAGAAGAGCTCTAATTGACTGCTACAACAGGAATCAAATGGGACTCCCGCACTATGCAGAAGGCTGGGTGTTTAGTGGCTATCATCTAAACCTAATTGATAAAAAGTTTGGTTATAATTACTTTACCGATGCTGAAAAGAACAAGAAAACTATCGAGGCTATCGACGCCAACTTAAATACTGGTGGAAGAATTATAATATGATTACTATTTCAGAAAACGCTAAGATTAAACTTGCAGACATCTTGTTAGAAGATGGAAGCAAATATGTCCGTGTATTTGTGCAAGGTGGCGGATGCAGTGGTATGCAGTATGGGTTTACTATTGACAACGAGCAGAATGAAGATGATTTTGTTATTGAAAATGTCATAGTAGATGCCATGAGCATGCAGTATCTCACCGGCGCTGAAATAGACTACAAAGAAGATATAAATGGATCACAATTTAATATTAAAAACCCCAACGCCCAGACAACCTGCGGATGCGGCTCCAGCTTCAGCCCGGAATGAGTGGACAGCAGGCTATTTTAAGATAAAGCAACTGGATCTTAATCTTGAAAATCTAATGGCCAGTACGCTTATGGCCGCAAATACTGTTAAGATGCGCTATCCAGAAGATTCTGTAGAAACTAACGGATTCAAGGGCACAACCAAGACATTTGAAAAATACAATATCTTTATGTTTTCTGCACAGCCATTGTGGGAACTGTTTAAAGAGATCAGCACATTCTGGCAAAGTACAAGAACAACCAACAAAATACATTACATGCAGGCCTGGATCAATGTCTACGAAGAAGGTGCAGAAAGCATAGGGTGGCATCACCACTGGCCTGAACACATGCAGGCATGGCACGGCTTTTATTGCCTGGACGTTGACGTGAGTAAAACTACCTATGCTCTACAACCAAAATACTACAAACAGAGTAGAGATGTTGCAGATCAGTATCAAGGAGTGCTAGAGCATAACGACGAGTATGAACTTATCGATGTTGTTGGCCGTAACAACATGTTGATCATGGGCCTTAGCAGTAACGACCTGCACAGAAACATACCTTGGAAAATCAAAAACCGTCCACGCATTACCATTGCGTTTGATATTGTCCCTGGCGAGTTTATCGACAACCGTGCATGGGAAAATCACTGGATTCCTTTACTCTAATGCTGTACAAACAACTACAAACAAAGAACATCCAATTGGGTAGCAGAGCCGTTTTGGACTATGATTTTGGCGAAGAAGCTATCCTAGTTCCTAGCCCAAATTGCAGGGTTTTCCTACATTGGTTAACCGAAAAAGGCGCTATTCGTTCAACATTTACAATGACTTATGCAACCAAAGTGTGTGGAAAAGTACGTTTAACCAACGGTTTAGACTCAGATTTGAGCATACAGGTCTTGACAAACTGGTAAAAGAGTGCTATAATATACACATACACTTAGAAAGGTTACCATGCATAATATCATTAAAGAACTTGAAGCAGACAACAGCCGCCTGGCTAAAGAAGCCATCATTGAACGTGAAGCCCATGCAGGCAACATTGAGTTCTTCGCAGGTGTGCATCTTGCGTTAAACAACTACATCACTTTTGGTGTTAAGAAAGTTCCCACACACTCGGGACCGGACGGTCAAGGCCTGCCATATGATGCATTTAAAGAACTTGCTCACTTGCTCTATACACGCCAACTCACAGGCAACGATGCAAAGTCAGCTATTGAACTTGCTCTAAGTGCAAGTACCCAAGACCAATGGAACTACTGGTACCGTCGTATTCTTATCAAAGACCTGCGTTGCGGTGTTAGCGAAAAGACTGTAAATAAAGCAGTAAAAGGTACAAGCATTGAACCAGTTCCGGTTTTTGAATGTATGCTGGCGCATGATGGAGCCAATCATGAGAAGAAAATTACGGGTGTTAAACTGCTCGAACCAAAGTTGGACGGAGTACGATGTATCACCGTTGTCAACTTTGAAGCTAGAACCGTTGTACAATACACAAGAAATGGTAAAGTGTTGGAAAACTTTAGCCACATATCAGATAGCCTTTTGGCTAATATCGACGACTTGGGTAGAAGCTATGTTCTCGACGGAGAAGTAGTTAGCAAGAGCTTTCAAGATCTAATGAAACAAGTACATCGCAAGGATGACGTACAGGCACAAGATGCTCGTCTCATGTTGTTTGACATTGTTCCGCTCAGTGAATTCCAAAAAGGCAAATCAGTAATGGGCCAGCGCCGTCGTAGCTCATTGTTGAAAACATTTAAAACAGTATTTGACAAATGCGGTCATATTGACATTATCTCACAAACAGAAGTAGACCTTGATGGCTATGTGGGCGAGATGCAGTTTAAAGAATTCAATAAGGAAGCAATTGAAAAGGGCTTTGAAGGCATCATGATCAAAGATCCTAATGCGCCCTATGAGTGCAAACGTAGTGTCAGCTGGCTCAAGCAGAAGCCTTTCATCGAAGTTAGCCTTACGGTTAAAGAAACAGAAGAAGGCACAGGACGCAATGTGGGTAAGATGGGTGCATTGGTATGTGAAGGTACAGAGGACGGCAAATTGATCAAGGTCAATGTTGGATCTGGCTTCACAGACGAAGATCGCGATGAGTTCTGGTCATGCAAGGTAGACGGACAAGTAGTTGAAGTTCGTGCTGATGCTATTACCCAAAATCAAGATGGCACCTACAGTTTGCGCTTTCCACGATTCCTCCGTTTCCGTGGCTTTACAGCAGGCGAAAAGATTTGACAGACATTGTAGTAATTGACGATCTAGTATCGCCAACATATCAAAATGCCATAGAAGAAATGTCTATTGACTATTCCTTTGACTGGCATTTTGGTCCATCAAATATCTATACCGTTGAAACCGCCAAACCCGAATTATTCGTAGATAGTAACACGATTGATTCATATCAATACACACATCTATTTTACCACAGCCAAGTCCAAACCGCTGACAAACACTTTGATTTTATTAGGCCGTTGATATACACAGCCATAGATAAATTTTCTATCAAGTCCCCGGAACTGCATAGAATCAAAGCCAACATGCTGACAAACAATCGTCGCTTCCAGCCTGGAAAATATAATCCAGCCCATGTTGATGCTGGATTCAGCCACATCGTAGTGCTATACTATATAAATGAGTCAGACGGAGATACTATCATTTTCAATGAGATTTACGGTTCAGATTTCACAAGTTTGACCGAAAAACAGCGCATTTCACCCAAGAAAGGTCGTGCGATATGTTTTCCTGGTAAGTATTTTCACGCCAGTTCAAATCCAATCGATCATGATACAAGATCAGTAATCAATATTGATCTTATTGTACCTACGAAGATTATTTTATAAAGGAGAAAGTAGCCCCGTGGCAAAAGATGATGTTATTACCGTAATAGGTAAAGTGGAAGAAGTACTACCCAACGCAATGTTTAGGGTATTGTTAGATAACGGTATTCTAATACTGGCCCATGTATCGGGTAAAATTAGACAAAACCGCATTCAAATATTGTTAGGTGACAATGTTAAAGTAGAAATGAGTGCGTATGACCTGACCAAAGGCAGGATTGTATACAGACAATGAACATAATAGTAACAGGAAGCGATGGTTGGATCGGCAAGCATGTTTGCCAACAACTGGATCAATTAGATATCGGATATTACGGGTTTGACCGTAAAACAAACTATGACCTCAACAGTCCTGAAGGCAGACGGGAGTTCCAGTTTGCCCTTACAGATGTAGATGCAGTTATCCATCTTGCGGCCCGTCCCAGGATTCCTACAAGTTGGGGATCAACATCTGCATATATTAAAGACAATATTGAGCTTACTGAATACGTTGCCCAGATGTGCGCAACATTTGGAGTACACCTAGTATTTGCCAGCTCTAGTTCAGTTTATGGCAATGGTGACGGTCCTCTTAACCCCTACAGTTGGACCAAGCAGTCAGGTGAACAGATCATAGAAGCCTACAGCCGCTCATTAGATCTACGATATACTATCTGCAGAATCTTTACCTGCTACGGCGAAGACGCTCCCTACGGAGATAAAGGACTGGTAATAGGCAATTGGCTACATTCTGCCTTGAACGGTAAACCCATACTGCTTCGCGGTGGTGGACAACAACGTAGAGATTTTGTACACGTAGACGATGTTGCTGATGCACTTATACGTACAGCAGGATACAAGCCAGAAAATGTTACCCTAGATCTAGGCACAGGACAAAATTGGAGTCTAGAAGAACTTGCCCCCCTGTTCAATTGTCCTATTGTTACAGAACAAGAATTACTGGGTTATGCAAAAGACACCTGTTCGAATACCACCCAAGCAAAAGAATTACTTGGATGGTCTGCTACTAGATTAATTCCAGATTGGATTAAGACTCTAGACCTAAATAGGCCTTCCACGCAGGATGGCTAATATGAAATTCAAAAAGTCTGCGCTTTTCTACTAATTCATAGTAGTTAGGTCTGTGAGGGGCTTTCTTTGGTTTAAAGCCCGATTTATTGCCCTTATGGCTGTTACACTTAGAACAAGCACAAACAGCATTTTCCCAAACTGATTTTCCACCTTTGGATACTGGAATCAAGTGATCTAACGTGGCCGTGCGGCGGTTAACGTCAACACCGCAGTATTGACACTTATACCCGTCACGCAGGAACACATTCTGCTTGGAATAACGAATACTTGTTTTCTTTTTCATGTATTCTTTAACCATAATGACAGCAGGAACACGAGTTTCCCATCGTGCTGATCTTACGATCCAGTCATCGTGCCATTCAAGTACATGAGCTTTTTCCAAAACTATATATTTGATAGCATCTTGCCATGTGATCGTGCTTAATGGAAGCAGTGAAACTGGGCTTCCGTCCGTATTCAAAATTAAACAGTCTGACATAATATGTCTATTTATAGGGGTTAAAACAATGTTTAATTATAACACATCACAATGGTTTAATCAAGAGCTCAAACCAATAAATACCTTGTATGAACCGCCAAAGAACCATTTTACAAGAAATAGCCACCAGCGCACATGCGATCAAAGAAGCTCGTTCGGAACCAATTCCTCAGCCTACTGTAGATCGTAGCATGAGTTTTTTACGCAGTTTTGTTTTGGATTTGCCCATGCAGACTGGTGGAATGGTAGATACTTTGGAAGAGCAGGTTATAGAAAATACCAATACCGTTGTTGAACAACAGGACTTAGAAACAATGAAACGATTAGCAGGATTAAAATAATGACAACAGCAACAATACTCGTAATCAACACTGGAACATCTGCTAACAAAGGGGACGGAGATAGCTTACGCACAGCCTTTTATAAGGTTAACAAAAACTTTGAAATCTTGGGAGCAACATCCGGTCTTAATACAAATGCTATCATTGACGCTGTGGCTCCTGCGCTTACAGATAGCCAAAATGATTATGGAATAAGATTTACCTATAATACAGCCACTCACTATATTGGCGCAAGTCTTACGACAGCAACTGCCGTAAATATCGGTGGTGTTAAAATTGGATCAGGAATTAATATTACTCCCGATGGTGTTATTTCTGCCGCCAGTGCATACATACTACCCACTGCAAGTGCAAACGTTATTGGCGGAGTACGCATTGGAAACGGATTATCAATAAATCAATTTGGTGTGTTATCAAATGCTGGAGTAACACTATTCAATAATCGCAGTGGTCAGGTTACTTTATCTTCCACCGACATATCAACTGCATTGGGATTTGATCCAGCAAATTCATTCACTCTAGGTCAACCAAACGGCATCGCAACATTAGATTCAACCGGACACGTTCCGTTGACACAGATAGCCAGCAATGTTTTAGGTGCATTAAATTATCAAGGTACATGGAACGCAAATACAAATAGTCCTGTACTCACAGCCAGTACAGGAACCAAAGGATCTTACTACAAGGTAAATTTTGCAGGTACTACTAATTTAGATGGCATTGCTATTTGGAACGTAGGTGACCTAGCATTGTTCAACGGTGCTAACTGGGACAAGATTGACGGTATCATAGCCGAGGTTGTTTCAGTAGCAGGAAGAACAGGCGATGTAGTGCTTAACTACTCAGATCTAAACGGACAGATAACACAACGTTCAGTTTTCAGTTCAACAGTCACAGCAACTAACATTTCATTAGGTGTTGTTAAAGTTGGTGCAGGCATACTCACAAGTGGTGATGGTACTATTAGTATTGACACTCGTTCAGTGTCAACTGCTACAACCAGCACATTAGGATTAATCAAAATTGGTGTTGGTCTACAGATTGCCGGCGATGGCACAGTAAGCACAAACACAGCCAATGGTATCCAGGACATCACATTCAATGTAAGCACAATCGGAACACTAAATCCAAACGAGGATTTGATACTTGCCCCAACCAGCGGTAACATACGAGTAACCAACACACTCATTCATAGCAGTGGCAATAACTCTTTGTTGTTAAGAACCAACCAATTCTTAAATGCAGGTCTTGCAACTGACGCAACAAACTTTAGTCTACGTATCGTAGGAGACAGTAATGCAGGCGCAAACTTGTTTGATGCAGGTATATACAACAGCCCAATTGCAACCACTGGCTGGTCCAGCAAGATGTTGTTGCGTAAAAACGGTAACCTAACACTTGCAGGTAGTTTACAAATTAATGGTGTTGGTGGAATTATATTCCCTGACTCTACTGTACAGACAACAGCCGCAGTTATTACAACTGCATCAAATGCCACAGTCGGCGGTATCATTGTTGGTAACGGTTTGGCCATTGATGGTAGCGGTGTGCTGAGTGCAACAGCAGGAACAACAGGTGGCCAGATCACCAACAGAGGTCCATCAACACTTGGTTCAAGTACAGATGCTGGAAACCCTGGAGAAGTAACATACGACGGATCATATTTTTACCTGTGCGTAGCGACTAACCAATGGGTAAGAATACCTATTGCGGCTGGCAATGCTCCAGGTACATGGTAATAGAATTTTAGGATAAAGACATGGGAATTAAAATTTCACAACTGCCGGCCTTAGCCGTAGGCAATATAAGAGCAAATGATGCGCTACCTATTGTTGATTCATTAACACTAGGAACAAAGAAAGTATTAATAGGCGACATTAAATCTTATGCTACAGCAGGATTAAGCGGTCTCGCATACTCAGGTGCTTACGGAGATATTCAAGGACTGCCATCAACGTTTCCTGTGGCTATTGCTACCATTAATCAGCTTGGCGGCGTCAAAGTTGGTCCACATCTAACTATCACGCAAGATGGAGTGTTAGACATGGGTCCTGCGTTTGATACAATTAACGTGGGCAACGATCAACTAACAGCCGCCGGCGAAAAGAGTACTCTTAACTTCTTGGCTGGTAACAACATAACATTAGTTGCTGATCCTATAACAAACACCATTACATTTAACTCCAGCGGTGGTGGTGGAGGTGGCGGCAGCGGTAACGTGGGCAAAGGTACCACTGGAACTATTGCAGTTTATTTCAATACAACTACAGTAACAGCTACCAGCATTACCAGCGATGGCTCTAATCTTAATATACCTGGTCCTATATCAGCGGCTGGCGTACTCACTGCATATATTACTCTTACAAATCTTATTACACAGATAGGCGATTTGATTGTTGCTCCAGCTGGTAACATGAGTCTAACAGGTAAGCGTATCACTAACTTGGCAGCACCAGTTGGTTCAAGTGATGCGGCAACCAAAGGCTACGTTGACAATGCCAGCTCAAAAGCATTTGGTAAAGTTGCAGTTCCTGGTCAAGGTATAATATCAGCTACCAGCGGTACAGACAGTTTAAACTTTGTTGCAGGCAACAACGTAACATTGTCGACTAACCCTGGTACTAAGTCAGTTACCATTTCAGTTAACAACACGCTATCATTCCAATTGTTACCAGCCAGTACTTCAAGTATTGGTGGGGTTATTGTTGGTACAGGATTGCAGATTGATGGCAACGGTATCTTAAGTAGTCAGGCAACAGCACTAACAACAGCTACTACAAGTACTATTGGTGGGGTTAAGATTGGTAGTGGCCTGGCTATTGCAGGTGACGGCACATTAAGTTCTGCCGCGGCTTTCACACTTAACACAGCTACAACAGCTACACTTGGTGGTATCACAATTGGCTACGGTCTACAGATTGATAAATTTGGTAGCGTCAGTGTTCCTAGTCAAGTGCTAACAACAGCAACAAAATTCTTAATCGGTGGCGTTAAGATTGGTAACTCAATCGCAGCCGCAGTGGACGGTACTATTGATGTTAATGCGGCAAACATTCCTGCGGCAACTACAACAACTAACGGTGTTGTTCGTCCAGGTTATGGTTTGAGTGTAACACCCGATGGTGCATTGAGTCTTGGTGTTAACGGTAACTTTACTATCACTGGCAACTTATCAGTTAATGGTGTAATATCTGCAACTAATATTTTTACAACTGGCACAGCAGTTACTATCATTTCCAGCGCCAACGATCTACAGTTACGTGCTGTAGGACAGGTTATTACAAACACGACTCTGTTTGTTAATACATCAACTCCTGCAACATCAACTTCAACTGGTGCCCTGCAAGTATGGGGTGGTATTGGTATTGGTAAAAACATCATCACAGGCGAACCAAGTACAATTAACGGTGTGTTGATTGGATCTGGTGGTTCTGCACAACCATACAACATTGCTATTGGTGCAGGCGCCCTACAAAATAATACTGGTGCAAAGTATATTACAGCAGTTGGCTTCAACGCTTTAATCAATGTCAATGCAGACCAAAATACAGCAGTTGGTTTCAACGCAGGTACAACATTAGTCAGCGGAAGTAACAATACCTTAGTTGGTATTGGTTCCGGCCTTGGAGTAGTGTCAGGTACATTTAACTCTGCATTTGGTCATCAGACTTATGTAGGCACAGGAGCCAGCGCATATAACACAATCTTAGGCGGATACACAAACTATCAAAGTATAGTAGCACAGTCCAATAACGTCTATGTTGGTTATAACATACAGAACGGTACAGTACGTCCTGGTTCATATAATACTGTTATTGGTAACAATACTCTACAGGCAACTACAGGTTCATACAATACTGTAATTGGTTATGGTGCAGGTTCTGCGTTAACAACAGCCAGTTATCAAGTTATCATCGGTGGCTACAATGGCTCTGCTATTGCTACTCTAACAAACTATGTTAGCCTGTCAGATGGTGCAGGTAACCTGTACGCACAATGGGACAATAAAGGACAACTAACGCAATATAACACAGCCACATTCTATTCAACACAAGATGCTGTGGATTCAACAGGATCTGGAGCTGTTATTGTTGCCGGCGGTATGGGTGTTACAAAGAGCCTATGGGTTGGAACAAACTTATATGTTGGTGGATCACAAGTCGTTACACAAGCAAACTTAGGTACTCCATTAACTGGATTACAAGGCGGCACTGATACAAGAGTTGCATTGGTATCAAGTGGTGTTTATGCTATTTGGAATACTTCAACACTACAGACTATTGTAAGTCGAGGCGCAACTACTAATACACCAATACGCATTACATCATTATCAGGATCAACTGGAACATCAACAGGTGCGTTGGTAGTTGACGGCAGTATTGGTGTATATGGAGACATATATGTTGGTAGTAGAGTATATGCAGGTGCAGACAGCACAGCAAGTTCAACAGCCACTAACGTAGGTTTATTTGATCGCGGTCGTCGTGTTTTAACTGAAGCAATACTAATTCCAAATATTGGTATTGATATTACTACATCAAGTAATACTGCAACAGTAATTGCCTACAACATTAAAAATACTGGTCCAACATCAATCGTTCCAGGAAATGATATTTCATTATTAACCAACGGAACAGCAAGTTTTATTGGTACAGGTACTGTTACTGTTAACGTCACAAGTAATCTAGATACTGTAACACGCCGTGGTGCAGATGCCGGTGTACCTGTTAGAATCTTACAAACAAGTACCGTATCAACTGGAACAAGTTCAGGCGGGCTGGTTGTATTAGGTGGTATGGGAGTTACAGGTCCTGTTAATATCAACGGAAGTCTAATATTAAACGGTGCTACCCTAAGTACTGGTACTGTGTTTAACGGTGGTACTATTACTGCTCCGTTGTTTGTTAACAACGCAACAGGATCAACCAGTACCAGCATTGGTACCAGTGGCAACGGTGCTATAGCCGTTGCAGGTGGTATATCTGTAGGACAAGACGTAAACGTAGCTGGTAAGATCTTTATTAACGGACTACAGTTGTCAACCAGCACGATCTTTAACGGCGGTGTTATCACTAACACACTACAGGTTAATAACGTTCAAGCATCTGGAAGCACAAGTTCTGGTGCAGTAACGATTACCAACGGTGGACTTGGTGTCGGGGGTCGTGTTAATGCTACCAGTTTCTATATTACTACTGCAACGGGTACAACTCCGGTGCCAGTAGGTTATGGACCAATAGTAAGCACATATCTAAGTGTTGCACAGGCGGCAGTTGCATCTGGCGTTCCGACCAAGATCACATTCCAAACCAAGGAATATGATACTGGTGGTTACTTTGATAACACTTCAAACTTTAGATATACTCCTCTGGTTCCTGGGTTCTATCAAGTATCTGTATCAATGCAACCTGCGCCCAGCGGTACTGGCCTAGTTGGTGTAAGCATATATAGAAATTCTGCGGCATATAAAGCAGGTAACAAAGTTGCAAACAACGCAAGTGGAGTTATTGTAACAGCAAGTGCTATCGTACAATGTAACGGGTCCAGTGACTTTATAGAAGCATTTGCATATCAAACAACTGGCGCCGCAATGAGTTTACCAGTTAGTTCAACTGCTACATTCTTCCAAGCAACATTCTTACGTGGATTATAAAATGCAGTATAGATACTATGTTGTTGCGCAAGATCCTGAACACAAGCCAAGTATCCATCAAGATCTTGTTGCACCTGCAGGCACTGAATATGTTCCTGCTCGTCCTATTGTGTGTCAAAATCCCATGCGACATAGCGAATACAATGGCGTATACTATCTAACAGAGGCAGAAGCAGAAAAGCTGGTTAATGATCCTAGAATTGCCGACGTGCATAGAGATCCTGTAGACCTAGGATTACATCCTAAGACCTTTACATTAACGACAGCTACATTTGCTAAACCAGGATATACAAATACATCAACAGACAAGAACTGGGGATTACTAAGAAGCATAAGTCCAGTAGAACCTTTTGGTGTTAATACTGCAACAGTTGCGGCCTTTGGTTTCAATCTTGATGGTGCCGGAGTTGACATCGTTATGATGGACACTGGTATAATCAAATATCATCCTGAGTTCGCAGTTAACCCTGATGGCACCGGCGGTACAAGGGTAGTTGAAGTCAATTGGTCTACATATGGTATAATACCCGGAACTGGTATTTCATCTTGGGTAGGGGACTTAGACGGCCACGGTAGCAACTGTGCCAGTATTGCCGCAGGCAACACACAAGGTTGGGCTAGAGCCGCCAATATCTACAGCTTCAACATCATCGATCCTAACCTAAGCAACTATACAGATCCTGTGAGCGCACTACAGACTCTACGAGCATGGCACAATGCCAAGCCAACAACTGAGACAGGATATAGACGTCCAACAGTATGTAACAACAGTTGGGGATACGATATTCAATATGCCAACATGACTGGTACATTCTGGCAAGGTGTTATGTATCCTGCTACAGGTCCTCTTTCTGTGTACGGTCAGGTCAGTTCAGATGGTTCAGTACCGGCAGCAAATACATCAACAACTACCTTTGGACTACGTGTACCATCAATTGAAGCAGAGATAGCCAGTTGTATATCAGCAGGTATAATTTTTACCGCGTCTGCAGGCAATCAAGCAATGAAATGTGATGTAAGCGGTGGCACTGATTACAATAACTATTGGGTTACCGCTGGCGGATCAAAATACTATTATCATAGAGGAACCAGTCCAGCTGCCGCAGATGGGGTTATCTGTGTAGGTGCTACCAGCTATGCGCTCCCTGAACATAAAATTAGTTTTTCAAATACTGGTCCCCGAGTAGATATATTTGCGCCAGGTGCAGGCATCATGGGAGCGTTTATCAATGCCGCATATACTGATCCCGCAGTAGTTGATCCAAGAAGTGGAAATATATCTACTTCTACAACAGCAACATTCTATCTAAACAAGATTAGTGGAACAAGTCAATCATGTCCGCAGGTCACTGGTGTAGTTGCTTGCCTATTACAGAGTCGTCCTTGGTATAAGCAATGGCAAGTACAGCAGTGGCTTAAAGAGAATGCTCTATTAAATACACTAAACGAAACATACTATGGCGGAGCCGGATACGTGCAGTTTGCCGGTCTACAAGGAGCAGTTAATAGACAGTTATATCAACCGTTCAATAATCCGTATCCTTGGTCAATTACATCTGGATTCTAACAATGTCATCAATTAAATTTAGTCAACTACAATTTTTAACAAGTCCTCCCAGCGATACTATATTTCCAATAGTATCAAGCGGTAGCAATTACAAACTTGCGTTAAGCTCAATCAAAACAGCAGTTACTCCCAGCTGGAGTGAAGTAACTGGTAAGCCTAATTTTAATAGTGTGGCATTTAGTGGATTGTATGCTGATCTAAGCGGCAAGCCAACTATACCAGTTATACCCACCCTAGTATCTGCATTTACAAATGACAGGGGATATCTTACAACAGTTGACTATGGTATCATTACAAATGCTCCGCAACTGTCAGCAGTTGCAACAAGTGGCAACTGGTTAGACATCGTTAATAAACCTGCATGGTTTAATACAACAACGCCTGGTTATCTATATAGCGACGGCAGTGGTACACTGAGTTTTCAGAATGTAATTGATACATCGGGCGGAGTCAGTACTGCTACAGTAAAGGCATTGATAGCAAATAGCCTAACTAACTTTGTCAGTGGAGTTGGTACTGCCACAGTAACAACGTTGATCGCAAATAGTCTAAGCAATTTTGTCAGTACAGTTACAAGCCTAATCGCTAACTCATTAACCAACTATGCAACACAATCATATGTAACTACTCGAGGTTATGTAACAACTGCTTCAGTTAATACCTTGATCGCCAACAGCCTAACCAACAACCTTGCCACAGTTGCAAGAACTGGCAACTGGACTGATGTTGTGAACAAGCCCGCGTGGTTTATGACTACTGCTACAGGATACTTGTACAGCGACGGTAGCGGTACATTAAGTTTTCAACCTGTACAGGCCGGAGGTACTCCATTTCAACTTACATCTAGCACCGCGGTAGTTACATTGACATCAGATGGTACATTAACATTACCCACAGGCGGAGTTATCACTGGTCCTGTTGGCTTGCCGGTAACACTCAAAGCACCCCAGGGCAATCAAGCCGTATTAGAAAACAATGCTGGATATAATTTGATACTTGCTCAGGATCAAGATGTGCGTGTCACCACAAGTCCAGATGCTGGATCAACATTTTACACTTGGAACTTCGGCACAGATGGTAGTTTGACATTACCAAGTGGAGCCGGCTTTGTAAAAGGTGATAACGCACAGTTGAAAACCAACGATGGTTCTACATTGTCGTTAGACTTCCGTGATTCTAGTGGCCGTGGATTCT